CTACATCCTGCCAAAATGCAAGGTCTAACAAGGTTTTCAGGGAATGTGGCAAAATGTGCTTCTTTTGTAGGTTGAACATTTACGCTCCATACATCACGTTTTCTTCTTACAAGATATTCTTTATCTTGTTGTCCTTTTTCTCTATTTAAGTGCATTGTGTTCGGACGCTGACCATCATATTTACAGTTTTTAGTTTTCGGTTTATATTCGTTTCCGCTATAAATAGCGTACTTTTCAGAATTATTGTCGCCGTACTTGTTGCCGCCGTACTTTATGTGTTCTGACACGTTTTGCACGTTTGCCGCCTCTTCTATTGCCTCATAATCGAAGTAGTAGGTCGGGTTTTTTGAGAGCAGGAATATATATTCATGTGACTTTGTGCATCTGTCCGTTACACTTTCCGGCATCGGGTTCGGCTTATGCCATATAATGTCTTGCCGCAGATACCATCCATCCTGACGTAATGCAAACGCCAACATCCACGGAATACCGATAAGGTCTTTATTTTTTATTCCATCAGCTGTTTTCCCGATGAGTTTCGGTATTCTGCTTAAATCAATCGTGCCTTTACTGTTCGCCTGTAATTTGCTCGCCTCGGTCATTTTCCCTGTGAAGTCATACCCCCGACTACCGCTACCCCAATAAGAATCTCCGATGTTTAGCCATAATGTACCATCTTTTTTTAGCACTCTTTTTACTTCATGGAATACATCAACAAGTCTTTGTATATATGCTTCGGGTGTTTCTTCCAAACCTATCTGTTCATCGATCCGTACTGCGCCACACAACGGGCATACCGTCTTATAAATTGCATCCCCGACATTTCCTTTAAGTTCTTCCTGATTATGTCCTGTGATTATTTTGTCGGAATATTTTGATAACCTTCTGTGCGGACATTCGGGATCTCCACCTTCCCATCTACCCGTGCCATAATCCCTTAATCCGTAGTACGGCGGTGAAGTTACGCAACAATCTATACTTTCATCAGGGAATGTTTTCAAAACATCTACGCTATTCCCTTGTTTGATAACATCTATCTCCATTTACTTTCCCACGCTTTCATTCATAATCTTGCAGACCTTATCAGCCTTGCGCTTATCGCCTATACTTCCGAATACGGGTATGTATGGGAATCCGCGCTTGTGACAGTAGTACGCGCCGTTTTTCTCTGATACCACATAGGGTTTTTTCATTTGTTTAACCTCTTAAATCCTTATGATCTTGTTGCTGTGTTCGTTTATCCACTCAATAGCTTGTCGCATCGTGTAACCGCTATTTGTTTCTGATACCCACGGATTTATGACTATATCACCTATCTTAATCATTCGTTATCGTCCTCATAATCCTCGTAATCGTCATACTCATGTTCACGTTCCCACCGATCACGGGCATTTTCCTTTGCCGCCGCATTGCAATAATCTCTGTAATCGTCCTCGGTCTGATTGCTGTGTTCAAAATCGCTTATGTAACTCATTATCACTCCTTATCTATGAAAAGACCGCCCGCATTTTTGCTGATACAAGGTATGTTTTTCGACATTTTTAATCTGTTAATAGTTACTACGGACGGTCTAATCATCACTTCCAAACCATCAGCATTATCGCCACGCATAGATACATCCATAACGGTATGTCTTTTATTGGCTTGTCAGCATACTTAAAGACTCCCACGGAAAAGACTATGAATATTACCAAGCGTGTTATCAGTTCCAAGTATCGTATTTCCCTTCTTCAAGAATCCCTTTTATGTGATCGTATGCTGTGGCTTTTGCCATATCCACTGTATATCTGTCACCGCTTTTCTTGGCTCTCTCTACTGTATCTTCTGCCACTTCTACCAAGGCTATGATCCTGCCTATTATCTTTTCAGCTTCGCTCATTCCGTAATCTCCTTAAACGCAAACACATTTGACATCCTTGCCCCGTCACCCTTGCGCCTGAAGTAACTCTTGGTTGCGGGTTCACAAACGTATGTTGCTATGCACCTATTCGGATAACCGTCCATGTCTTCATACATGATCTCCAAGTCTTTATTCCAAAGGGTTACGTCCGGCTCATCGTCTACTATCCCGTACCTCTTGAACCCTTCCTCTGCCATTATCATTCTTGCCGTTGCCTTGTTTTTCCTAGTCATCCTTACTTTCCCATCCTTCCTCACAACAATCGCTATACATCGTGGCGCATCCGTACCCTTCGCTTTCAGGGTTGTCACATACAAACTCGTTGCACTCATGGTCAAATGTGTTGTATGCGCACGTTCCACACACTCTTTCTTCATCCATTCGCAAGTACCTCTTTCGTCAAAATCTCAATCAAATCATCGTCTTTCGACCATCGCAATCTTTGTCCACATTGTGAGCAGTACCGATTCCAAGGATGTACCGTGTTGCTGCACTTCATCCACGGACAAGTGTAGTAATATCCACCGCCTAACTCATGCTTAATCGGTTTTCTCGGTATTGCGTTTTCTATTGCCCTTATCCTCTCCTGCTCTGTCATTGTTCCCTTATTACCAACTCACCGCCTAGAACCTTGATAATGCCCTCTGCATCCTCTAGTGTCGGTGAAGACTCGTCTGACTCATATCTCCTGATCGTGTTTACATGAAACCCGGTCTTCTTTGCCAAATACTCTTGCGTATATCCCCAAAACTTTCGCTTTTCCTTCATCCATTTACCAAGGTTATCTATTGTCAGTTCTGTTTTAATTTCTCGTTTCATGCTGTACCTACTAGATTGTTATCCATCATTGCCTTTAATTCCCTTACGCTTTCTTCCGGGAAATGCACCGTAAAGGATCGTTCCCTGATTCTGTTTGAAATTCGATCATCGTATTCAAGGTTTTTAAGGTCATAGTTACTTGTGAAGAACGTAACCTTTTTGTCGATATATCTGCGGTTGACTATCTGATAAAACTTTTCTCCCGCCCAATCACTCGCTCTCTCTGTTCCAAAATCGTCAATTATCAGGTAGTCTGCTTTTACCAAATCATCGAGTAGGCTCTTTTCGCTGTCTTCGCTGTCCTTGTTGTACGTGGCTTTAATCTCGTCCAATATATCTAACGATGTTGCAAACTTGACGTACTTCTTGTGCTTATGTATCAGCTCGTTTGCTAATGCTGCCGCCATCATCGTCTTACCGCATCCCTTGGTCACGCTCCAAAAGTACAGACCTTTTCCGGCTTCGGTCATTGCGTCCATGTGATCTAGCCAATACTTAACCGCATCTATAACAGCCTTGCCGCCCGTCTTATCCTTGGTGTAGTACCTAGTAGTAAAATCCTTTAAAGTCACATCCTTGTATGTTTCGGGAATCGTGGCGAATCGGAGCTTGCTGTCTTGGATTTCTTTTTCGCGAAGACCGCACCTACACGGGATCGCTTCTTCTAGTCCTTCATCGTTCTTGAGTAACTCCCATCCTGTGCCGTGACATATCGGACACTCGCACTCATGCCCACTCATCTTCTCCGTCTTCTTCAAGTTGTCGCATGACTTGTTCGTATCTTCGTTGTAAATCTTCATCTGACTCAACATCTGCTCTAGTTCCGCTTTCAGACTTCCCATTGTTTCCCTTTCTAATTTCTTCAATAGCACGTTCAAGTGTCCATTTTTTTAAGACAAGGTAATGATTTTTATACTTCCTACCGCTAGTTTCGATATATTCATCAAGAATAGTTATAGCCTTATCAATCACATCGTCCTGATAATCAGCTTTGAGTTTTTCCATGTCCTCGTCTGACAGAAGAACGTGTTTATACTCACCGTACTTGTGCCTTATATCTTTATTATTCTTTTCTATACTATTCTTTTCTATACTATTCTGGGTTCGTCTTTTGTTCGTCTTTTGTTCGTCTTTTGTTTGTCTTTGAGAAATTTCAATCAAATGATCGTCACAAATCGACTCCCCATCCTCGGCAAATGTATAGGCATTGTTGTCTTTCAGCTTCAGTAATGCCTTGTCCTCTATGAAGTTTGTTTCCTTGTATCTGTTTGCGGATAGAGTGTTGTGCATACGCCAATGCTTTATGACAATCACCCCATCCTCAAACACCAAGACAAATCTTTTAGCTATCAGGAGTTTTAAATCATCTGAACTTGCTCCTATCAGCCGGACAATCTGATTAGGGTTTCCAATGAATCCATCATCGTCTGCCCGCAGATTTAAGTGAAAGTAAAGTGCCTGTGTTGTTAGTGGCATATCCATAAAGGCATCTGTTTCTAACACATCAAGCCTGAACATTCTCTTTCTCGCCATTTATTTCACCAACCTATACTGTTTAACTCTGTAAACTTCCCCGTCCTCTCCCTTTTCGTTTACAAACTGATCGGTGATCTCGTAACCCTTCTGCTTCAGGTCATATATTCTCTGTGGAAGTGACATTGAATGTGCCACCCTATATGCCTGTTTGCCGGTGATCCCGTTCTTGTGTGTTGCCATAAACTTTAAAATCTTGTCGCACTGTGTTGTTTTCTTCTTCATGCTGTACCCCTTTCTTCAATCTCAATCTCGATATACGGTTCTGAATCTGTTTGGTGATACTTTCCTGATATTTCTGTCACCCAATCAGGGTTGTCATTTCCTATCACCTTGCAAGCGGTAAGTGCGTCTTCAAAGAACTTGTCTGCCGCACCTAATATGTTGCCTATATCTCGCTTCTGTCCGTGGTTAGGTTCGTAAAAATCATAGTGTATTGCTATCGGTGGTTTTGTGACTTTCCATCCCTTTAGGCATCGCCTTATAGCTTCAATGCACACCCACATATAATCTTTCTTCATCCTTCCTCCGGCTCTTGGATTCTTCCCTGTCTCGGCTAAATATCCGTTCAAACTCGGAAATGTCTTCTCTCCGTGATAGCATCCACGAATAATAACCTTTTGGGATTTTTCTTTATCCATTCTTTTCTTCCTCTTTGAGATAATAATTGAGTTCTAACTGTCGAGTTCCTAAAAGATGTTTATTACGAAGTTCGATAGCTTCCTCTAATGTTTTTCTTATTCCGCAATATTTATCATCGACAGTTACCCGATAATATCTGTCATTACAAAGACTTATCCCATATTCCCCCGTATTGGATGTTACGCACCTATTCATATCATTTTCAGATCGTGCTACAATTCTTAAATTGCTCTTGCGATTATCTAAAGTATTATGATTGATATGATCTATGACATATCCTTCGGGGCAATCTACAACTAACCGATGAACTAATCTGTTTCTATAAACGACAGCATATCCTGAACCATTGATACATACTCTGTTTGGAAGTATTTTATTTATATCTTCTTTGTCTATAATCACCTCACGATCTTTGACCTTTATGTATAGAGCATTTCCTTCTTCTCTTGTTTCGTTGAAGTCATAAACATATCGCTTACAACCGCAATTCTTTCGTTTGTTATGTTTTAAACTCTTTCCTGTGATTACTTTTGTATTTCCGCAATCACACTTGCACAACCATGTAACAAGGGCATTACCACAGTTTGTCACATGAGTACCTTCCCTTTTAACGACAACTAAATCCCCAAATCTCTTACCTGTTAAATCATCCAAATTCATTTCTAAATGACCACCTTCCTAGTACAATCGTTTGTAGGACTTGTCTTGCCATTCTCGTTTGTCATATTCACTCTCCCCTTTTTCTGCAAGATAATTGTTAAGACTCGGTAAAGTCTTATCACCGTAGTACCGCCCTTCTATGACTACTTTGTGCAAAGAATCCTTCAAACCAACTTTGTCTGTCATACTCCTTTTCACCCCTTACGTACTTGTCGCAGAATTTAGGATCAATGCGTATGTTGTTCGTTACTAGCCTTGATGCTCCCGTCATAAGCCGATAGTCACATACTCCCGTTCTGCGTGAACAATACTTACATTCCTTGCATACTTCCCCAACTTCTACCAAAAGTAACCCCCTTTCTCCCGGCATATAGCCGGGATTATTGTGTGATACAATACCAAGCATATGTTTATGGTCTTACGACCTAGTTACCCTCTGCAACTAACTCTGATAGGGCAAATTTCAAGTTTTGAGTGTTGCCCTTGGGATTGTTAGCCTTAACTTCTAAAGTGTCTTAAATCGGCTCACAGGTACGATTTTTGATACCGCCGCCTAAAAGCTTCTCTGCACTCCCTCGACAACCGATCAAACGCTTCATCCTCACTCTCAAACGGAAGTGCCATTTGACTTATCAGGTAGTTGCGCTCCCAAGCTAATTGTCCTGCTATCTTCGATAACTTCTCCGCTGCCGGATTGCCGTGTATCTGATTGATCGTGCCTTTGGAACTCATGTTGTGTTCTGCATCTGTTACGGGAATCCATATACCGTCCTGCTCTGCCAAGTTTCTTATGCCCCGTCCAAAAAGCAAATGATGTCGCGTACTTGTCGGAACTCCACTAAAAACACTATATTGTTCATACTCCGTAACTCGGCTCTTCATTGTTTTTATCCTGCTCATTCAATTCAAACTCTTCGTTGCTTATCAACTCGCATTTGTGAGTGTCACGGCAATAGTCACATTCTGAATGGTTACACCTTATAGGCTCGACCTCTCCGTTTTTAAGCATGATGATTGTTTCACACTTCATTTTTACCCGTTCAAGGGCATCATTCAGCATCTTCTCGGTTAGCTGAATAACGTCACATATCGGATGTGTTTCTTTATCCACGCAAGCCAAGTAACACTTCAACATATCGCCTGTTTTCTGCCTTACAATCTCACGATAAATCGCAAGTTGTGTGTCATAACCGTAGGCAAGGTAAAAAGGTAAACGCTCTCCGCTGTCGGGAATATAGTATCTGTAATTTCTATCAAGCGTCCGTGTTGTTTTTAAGTCCGTGATAGCGACACCGGGTATAAAGGAATCAATCTTGATCTTGAAGGGTAAACCTTCTATCTCACCTGTCATAATCGTTTGCTTATCGCCGGACATAAACTTACAAAATAACTCGGATTTCAAAGACATCTGATACCACCTGAAAACGTCCTGATATTCAGATTTCAACTGACCCTTTGTCGCTCCACGAGATGATACGCAATCCGGGAATCGTTCAAGGATGTATTCAGGATCGTCATTTTCCCATAGGGCATCCAATATAGACCCTTGCAAAAGTGCCTTTGTGACTTCGGGTACATACTCTCCATTGATTGTCTTTAAGGCTCTTTCTTCGCAACCGGGTTTCATGGGATAACCGATTATGTCCTTGTACTGACTTGCAGAACAATATTCTATGTTTGCTTCAATCGTGTAATAATTCGCGTTTGTAAGTTCCATTATTTATCCTCAAACGGATTAACAGCCTTTGTAACGTCCTTCGTGTCCTCAACTTCGCCCTCAACCTTGAATCCCATAAGCTCATTCGGACAATACTGCTTGGCAAAGAAAGCCGACGCGCGATAACTCAACATCAGTTCCGGCATAGTTTTCCACTTGCTACCGCTCTTCTCGTACCAACCTTCCTTTTTTGCCATTTCAATAGTGACTTCCGCACCGTGTAATTCTTCATTTGTGGCAACATCAACAGCCGATATGTAGCATCCCCAAGTGTCCTTCCCTTTTTCTCCTGTCTTGACGTACTTGACATTCTTGTATCTGCCGCATGACTTAATGATCCCCATGCAAGCCTGACCCGACCATGAAGGAACGCCACGGACAACCCAAAGGTTCTGCATAACCACCATAGGACTAACTCCCATGCGGTTTGCTATGTCTATCGCTATCAGACAGTCCATGGGCTTTCCCTGATATGACTGCGGTACAAGGCTTGCTTTTGCCAGATTTTGTGCCATTACATACGCTTCCTTAAATGTCGCAACATTTCCAAACATAGATGATCCCTGTTCGACCATATCCATGTTGTTAATCTCGACAAGTTCCTGCTTTGGTTCTTCCACTTTCTGCTTTTCCTGCATCGGTTCCTCTGCGATTTCATTAAGAGTTATCTGATTTTCTTTCATAATCTCTCCTTTAAGTGTGCTGTGCTTTTCTTTACTTTTATTGCCTTTCCTACACTTTAATTAAGTTTGCTTTTCTTTGTTTCCCCGTCAAGCTGTTAGGTCAGCAATAACTATTTATTCCGCTGTTTTCATGTTGGTTATGCAATATCTTCCATAACCTTCGCCACGTCTTGCACCGATACCGATAAACTCTCCGGCGTAAGAAATGATCTCCATAAGTGTCTCTTTCGGGAAAGCGGATTCAAGATAACTGATCTTAAAATCACACTTCCAACCGCTGAATCTATTTGTTTCGGTAAGAACCTTTGTTCTATTCAAACCACTTGTTTCCGGCAACGTCTGTTCATAAGATGCTTCAACAAATGTTACGGGGTTCAATGCGGATATTGATACCGTCCTGTTAAAGTCTGTTCCTGCCTTGCCCGTTGTTTCCTTGAATCCGCACGAAACAAATGTTTCCTTAAATGAATCCTTAAATGCTTTACCCAAGATGCAAGGCTTGTTGTTCTTCATGTAGTCCTTCCATTCATCTTCGGTATAGAGCGACCAATCATCGTCATGGAACGTGATAGGATTCTGCCAATGAATAGAAGTTATCAGTTTTTCCCACAAGCAATACGGCTGTGTGAACTTTGCAGGAATCTTTGTTCCCTTCGGATGTGACTGCTTGAATATCTGCTCTAACTCTGTTGACCGGGGCATTGCCTTTAACAGAAGGTCTGTCATACCTTCGATTGTTACGATCAAACTACCTTTTCTTATCTGCTCCAATACGATTGTTTCTGTCTTTTTTGCCATGTTTTTGTTCTCCTTTGCTGATTGTTTGCTAAAGTGTTCTGCATTTTGTTCTTATTCTCTAATGTTTAATCTGCTCGCCCTGATAGGCGCATTGCTGACTATCTGATGTAAAGTGTTTTTTAATGTCCTATTGTTTCCGTTGCTATGATTAGCTTTGGTTTTGTTTATTCAAGTTTCCTTTACTTTGGCAAATAGCCAACAATCCACCTATCAAGGCTTATTCTTATGTGAGCAATAAGTCGATTTCTGCAAAAATTCTTTCAAGTTCTGTCAAAGTCCTATATCTGTTCTTAAAGGCTTCAAGTTCCGCCTTTGCACGTTCCAGAAGTGCGGCATATTCATCCGGCTTCTGTAAAAACAGTTCGGTCTTTTCATACTTCGTTGCTTCTGTTGTGACCTGATATGAGCGTATCTTTTGCTCGGTTTCTTCACCTTCGTTGTGAATTATCACGAAATGTTGTATAATTTGTCTTGCTTGTATAAGGCGGTACTTTTCAGATGCTACTGAATCATCCCATTCAAAGCATTTGTGAAGTTCCGTCTTTTCGTTTCGTGCCTTTTCAAGAACGCTCTGCGGTGTGACTTCATTCAAGGTCTGACACTCGTTGTAACATTTCTGTGCATCACCTTTATGTAGTCCTTTGACCGCCCACTTGATCTCGTATTCCATGTGTTCACCCCCTTCCTTTTTTTGTACTGAATTGATCTTTAATACGTTATTTTGTTTTGTACTTTCTGCCTGTTAACGGCATAAGGCTGACATTAAAGCGGCTTATTCAATATGAATGTATTGCCGTGTACTGTCTGGTGCTTTAATATCAGCACTATGCCCTTAAAACTTGTTGTGGTAAATTGTTATGTCCTTTTCTTTTTTATCGTGTACTGTTTTGGTGTATGGTTAAATCTGTTGCGTTCCCTTTAAGGGCATAGCACCGACATTAAGTGTTTTCATTTCCTGTGCTATTCTTAATTACGCTATATATTCGTGTTTTATTCTCTGCTTTAGCGTATTCTTATTCGGCTTAATGCCGATGCTATGTCCTTAAAAACGCCCGTATAGCCTAGATAGCACAGCTTTCAAACGGAGGAGGTTTTATAAGAGAAGCCGGTGTCGGCTAGTCTTCTTCGTAACACTGATCTTCGTCTGCGGTATGGCACATTGATTTAAGCCATTCAAACGCACATTCGTAGCAAAGATTTTCGCCTTCGATGGTGTAATATTCATCGTTTGGGAAGAAAGGTTCTTTGCAATGATCGCACTTAAAAACCGATTCTTCAGGATCAGGCGGTGTTGTTAACCAATCGTCAAAGCGTTTTGACATATCAGGATCAAAGCTATACGCCATTCTTTTCACTCTCCCTTACCTTTAATTGTTTGTAGTATTCCTGCGATATCGGCATTGAAAGCATATAGTTAACGTCTTTGCCGTATGTTTTCACGCACTTGTCAATGTAGGTTTTAAAGTCCTGATTCTCGCAGTAAAACTTATACATTTCGTTTACTTCTGCCATTCCATTACCTCACGTAACGATTTTTTTGAAAGACACTCGATCGTTGTGTACGTCTTGCCGCAATCAAGGCATTTTTTCCATCGTATGTAACCTCTCTTGCGTTGCCGTGTGTCTATCAGTTTGTAGTTCTGTGAACCGCACCTTGGACATTTCATATAATCATTTCCTTTATCTCTGTTAGGGTCTTTAATGCCCATTCACCCCGGACTACCCGACCTCTTGCCTGTTGACTCAATATCGGGTCTTGTATCTGTGCTTTGTCATCGTTGATACGTTCCTTGATGTAGGTGATCTTTGCATCAATAAATTCCTTTACCTCGCTGTTATCCCTCATGTTAATCATTTCTCTGCCCCTTTCTTAATAACTCCGCTCTATCTTTCGCCATTGCCGCAAAAACCATATCCGGGCATTTATACAATGCCGCCATCGTGCATACGATCAGTTCTTCTTCGGTCATTGCTATGGCTTTATTCCACAAATCGGTTATCCCGATTGTTTCTAATGTAAAGTTGGTGTCTTCAGCACTTCGCTTGATCTCCAACACCCGATCCATAAGTGTATGGTTTACAATGGGTTCAATCTTCATTTGACGTACCCCACAAGGCACATTATTATTCCTACTCCGAGAATTGCCGTAGATATGATGTAGTCACCACGTCCTGTTATGGCTTCTGCGACTCCGGCTACCGCCAATACTGATATGATTACTCCTATGCAATAAATCGCATTTTGAACCTTTTTCATCCCCTGTTATCCCCTTCCATTAGTCTTTTAATCTGCGTGTCTGTGATAAAATACGATCTTCTTGTATCACTGCCCCCGCATGATGCCCCAGGTATTCTGCCGTTCTGTACCATGACCCTTACTTGCTGTTCACCAACATTCATTATTTCAGCAGCTTTTTTGATGGTTATTCGCATGACTCTTCCTTTTGTGCTATGCACTCATCGTCTGACCAATACAGAATCTCTTTCCCACACTCGCCACAATGACAATACGGACACTCCTTGTGATCGCATAAAACAATCTGATTTACGTCCTGACTCATTCGACTATCCCCCTATCATTGCTATCTGTTTCGCTTGTAAGCAGCGGTTTTTACATTCCTTGTATATGTCCTTATAGTTCATATCCGCTTCTATGCCGCTTCTTATCATCTGCAAGATCAAGTTTTCAAAGATGTTAAGGTTGTTTAACTGAAGCACCGTTGCTTTATCTCTGCCTTTTACTCCGCACATAGCGTTTGCCAATTTTGAATAAGTCATATAGAGCATATCTGCGTGTTCGCTTCCCTGTTCCTTGGCATATTCGACAAGTTCCTGAATCACGTCTGTTTCTGCTCGTCTTGTCAACTTGCCTTGCTTCCGGGTTTCTATCCACTCCGCCGTATGACGTTCCGCTATGAACTTCCGCATTTCATAAAACTGTCTGACGAGTTCTGCCTTAAAATCAGCAACTTCATCCGTGTTTTGCAGAAAAGTTATAAGCAATGTCGCTTGTGGCTCATTAAGTAGATAAATCTTTGATGGTCTACCGCCGTTGGGGTTTTGGCATTTCAAATGCGAAAACTGTAAATTCCCGAAACGCTCTAATCTTTCCTTGTGCTTTCTTATAATTTGAGTTATCGCATGGTGCTGATTGTTTGTTAGGTTTGCAATAACCAAACTGTCTGTGAAAGCATCATCGCCTTTGAGAAAAACTAATTCGTTCATACTCCCCGTCCTTTCCCTTTTTTTGTGGTATAATCTCTCTACTATGAAAGGAGATTATAGATATGAAAAACTATGATGATTTTGTTGCTTCATTGCTCAAAAACGGATGTTTTGATGAAATATCCAAAACTGCAAATGATACGATTACCAACATCAAAGGCAAAAAGAATATCCCACTAACTGAATCCGATAGACTTGAGTTATCTATCGCCGCTACTCTTGAGATTGTTCGACAGTATCACGAATGGATGAATGAATAGAGTGCTTAATTGCTTTCGCTATATCATCCCCGTTAATCCGTATTTCATTTGATTGTTTGATTTTCCTACATACGAGGATATTTACAATCAATGTGCAAATGTTGATTATTAGAATTGCAACGTAAATGATATTCATGCCCGATCTCCCGTTCTTCAATGGTTTTGATATAGATTCCTGTCAAGGAAGATATATCCGTGTGACCCGTAGGGTAACACGTTTCGACACGTTATGTGTCTTTCTCTGGAAAAAAAATATCCGCTACTGACACACCGTAATACTTTGCAAGTTTTATCTTAATCTCATCTCTAGGTATGCGTTCGCCGCGTTCATATTTTGTCATTGCAGATAAACTTATATCGTTATCTCGTGCGACTTTTTCCTGTGACCGATCGCCGCGTAATTCGACTAAACGCTTTCCTATTGCCTTACTATTCATAAAATCATCCTCATCAATATCTTGTATTGCCTTAACAATTAGCAATATACCACACGACACATCTTGTGTCAACACATTTTGTGTCTTTTGTGGTATAATTTTTTTGGGGGTGATATGGATGATTGATTTTGCCACAAAATTAAAGGGTTTAAGAGAATCAAAAGGATGGTCACAGGACGATCTTGCAGAACGGTTAGGAATAACAAGAAGTGCAATAGGCAATTATGAGCAAGGTACACGAGAGCCGGATTTTGCAACGCTTGAAAACATAGCCGATGTATTTAACTGTACTATATGCTACTTATTAGACGATACCAAAAACTCATTTTTACTTACGGAGTTTGAAAAAGACATAATAAGACACTATCGCACCGCAGACGAATATGCACAAATAGGTGTTTTAAGATTGCTAAATATGGAAGAAAAAAGGGATATTTCAGACTTATCAAAGGTGGCAAACGATAAATGAAACGAGCGAACGGAACAGGCACTATTGCTGTCTTATCTCCAAACAGACGTAAAAGATATGCCGTGAAGATAACCACGGGATATAGCGAAAAAGGTGTACTGCGGTATAAGTATATCTCTTATCATAGAACAAGACGTGAAGCTGAAAAAGCACTTAATGATTATATTGCTGATCCGTATACTATAAACAATAAAACCGTATCTGAAATATATGACGAATGGTATAAAATCCAAGAGATTAAACGTGCAAAAGGCACACTTGCCGGATATAGAACGCATTTCAATTACCTAAAACCTTTGCATGATACCAAAATACGCAATCTTGACCGATACATTCTTAAAAAGTATTATGACGATCTCGATGTAAGCAAGGATTCTTTTAATCGTATCAAAAATCTTCTTGAAATGCTTATCAAATATTCTGTTAAAATGGGTATATGCCCGTCAAGTATGCTCAATATCAATGACAGTATTCTTATGCCCGATAAAAAGGAATCCCACTACGCACCACGATCTGTAATAACAAAACAGGAAATAGATAAGTTATGGAGCATTAAAGACGAAAACGAGTATGCCCGTATTATATTAGTCTACATATATACGGGTGTTCGGTTTTCAGAATTACGCAACCTTACGGCTGATGCGTGTCACGATGATTATATAGAGATACGGAAATCTAAAACCGCCGCAGGAATCCGTATAGTTCCTTTATCAGACAAAGTAAAATCACTTTTGCCTATCATTCAGATACCGCCGCACACTTCTTTTTGGTATATCTTTAAAGGTATCTTACCAAATCACGTTGTTCACGATACACGGCACACTTTTATAACCATGATGACCGAAGCCGGGATTGATCCGAGAGTTATTAAGGCAATAGTAGGACATAAAGGTAACGACATCACAGAACACTACACTCATATCGGTCTTGATGCAATGTTGGAAGCGGTCAATAAAATATAGTGTGGTATAACCGTGTTGTATAACGTGTTGTATAACGGAGAGATAACAAGTGCTTTTAAGCAATTATAAAATGCCATAAAATCAAGGTTTGTTCCATTTTACTTGCATCTATAATATGCAAGGTAAGAAAATTTAGCTAACGTATTTTAGAGTGTTTGTAGGCTTTTTGTTATATAACGTGTAATATAATAAAAGAACCGCACATCGGTACGGCTCTTTATGGGGGGAATACATAGGCATTTTAAAAAGGGGAAATGCCTTTGAACAATTCCCCTATATCAAACCTTTAATCACTTGTCAAGGGAAAGGACGGCATTTCTGCCGCCCTTTTTATTACATCCTATTTACAAAGTCTTTGATTGCCTGACGTTCGCTGTCATTTCGCGCTTCATTCATCATGGTTTCAAGTCTCTGCATCATCGGCGTGTTATCCCTACTGTATTCGTAGGATTGCCCGTACGATCCCCCTCGAAACGAAGGATCACGAAAGTTGTCGCGGCTCATGCCGCCTCTCATACCGTATGATTCCATAGGCATCATATCGTAATGCCCGTAACTCATACGGTTTCCATAGGACTGACCGCCACCTTCACGATCAATACACTTGTCCGTGTTTTTGACGGTGCGCATGAGTTTATCAAGGTTATCCAAACTCTGTGGATCAAGTTCCCCTTTGCTCTGAATCTTTGAAATCTCCTGTTCAAGCATATCATGGAGATTTTCATACATCTGTAATCTGTGCATCCTTGTTCTCCTTTCTATGCTATTCTCTTAACCGTTATTGACGCTTCACGTCTTACCGTGATTGACGGTGTAGGTGTGGTAGCCGGATCATCTTCTGTTCCGTCAACATATACCGCCGATACCGATACACAGCATCCGCAAGGTACGGTTATAGGAACAGACGTGTTGATGTGGGTAAACTCTTCTGCCGCCGCCGGAGTGACGATAGCCACGCTTTCAGGTATCACTGACCCGTTAACGCTTATACCTACCATTATCGGCGTTACATCCCCACCTTCGGGAATGGCTATGTTGCCCTGTACCGTCACATTGTACCGCGCAAACCTATTAGTTGTGTTGCCTTTTAAGGTAAGAACCCCTGATGCAAGCGGAATTACACATCCTTTGTTGCAAGGGATAGATACACTATTGAACGGAATCGTGTTGTTTAACGCCACGAGAACGTCACTTGTTGTAATATACCTCGCCATAACAACACCCCCAATCAGTTATAGAAACCCTGACATCCGCAGTTGTTCTGTGCCTGACAAGTAAATACGGGCTGATTTCCATATACCGCCTGTGCCGGGATAGGACAACTCCTTAACTCTGAAAGCAAATTTGCATTTGCTGTCTGTGCCGCTGTCCGAAGTTCCGCTGTCTGTGCTGTCTGTGAAGCCGCAAGGTTAGCCATGTTAAGCTGTGTGCGAAGGTTCGCGTTATCCTGCTTAACATTGTCAAGTTCAAGCTGACAAAGTTTGTCGATGATAGCCTGACCGTTTTTGTTAGTTGCTTCGATGATCGCCTGTGTGTTCTGATAAGACGCTGTACGGTCTGCGCAGTTCTCCGTTGCGACCGTATATTTGAGGTCAGCAATTCCGGCACGGTTTTCACAGCAACAATTCTGTAATGCGCTCTGTAATGAGAACATCTGCTGCATATCAGCCATCTGCCTTGCGTTTGCGCCCTGTTCTATTGAAGCGAAGCCGTTGCAAAGCTGTGTTGAAATGCCCTGAACACCGTCACGAATAGACGTGATATTGTCATTAAGCATCTGATCCCGGAAGCCGTTGTTGATGTTCTGTGAGTTATTCATCCACGGGTAGAGTCCTTCCATACCCCACATTCCACCGCCCATGCCCCACATACCGCCATTAGCGAACAGAAGCAAGAGTAAAATCCACCATCCATCAGTTCCCATGCCGCCAAAACCACCGCTGTTACCGAAAGCGGGGGCAACGGGCATGTAAAGCCCATTTGAGTTTTCTAAAGCCATATTCAATTTTCTCCTTCCTTTAGATGTTTAAGGTTAGCGGCTATCCTCTTGTCGGATAGTCGGTATATCAAGGCTATGCGCACTTGCCTTAATAACTTGTTTAATTCTTGTTTAACTCATTTGTTAAGTTAAGCCGAGTTAAACAAGAGTTAAAATGATTGAATTAAGTAAAATAAAATCCGATTTTGTTTAATAAAGGTTATCTTCCACGATTCATAAACCTTTGAAACAACGGATGATTGCTCATTTTCATAGCGTTGTTCACCTGATCCTGCGTGAGCATACCTCTATTAAGCATAAACTGTATGGCATCGTACCCGGTGTTTATGTTCTGTGGTAATGCTACGTTGAACTTCTGCGAGAAGAACTGTGCCTTGTTGGGGGCTTTCATCATTTCATCACATAGGTTCATAAGATCGTTCATGTTTCCTGCCATATCAATCATCTCCATTTCGCCTTGCCGTCTTCTTGATAGGTTGTTCCTTTGTCTCTTTAAGGGCATTGATGTCACCCCTTATCTCGTCAAAGTCTGATCTCAAAGCATCTATCTCGTCCATTACGGAATCAAGGTCTTCTCTTGTGAGTGCCGGAATAACCTCTTTTTCTTCGTTCTCGTCCTCTTCCTTGACAAGTCTATACCTATCAATCTTCGGGTCTTCAAACTGCGAATAACTTGCCGTTTTCTCAAAGTAGATAGGTTTTCCGACAACCTTAAACCGAACACAATGCCCCGGCTGTACGGGATATGTCAGCACATCCTTTTCATCAGGAATAATGACAAAGCCGCCATCCTGAATCTGCGGTGTTCCAACGTTCGGATTTACGTTCTGTTGCGTTGCTCCAACGTTCATTTGTGTTGGATATGCGTTGTTTTGTGTTGGCATCTGTACCGGGTACTGCGGATAACCCTGATACATAGGATAAGGTGTAATCATTGCATATTCTCCTTTTCATAGTAGTATTGCGGTACTTCATCACCCGTATCGGTTGTATCAAAGTATGTACCATCGACAACACCGATTGCGTGTGTTCCCGTACCTAAAACATATCTTCCCTGCGGATGATCTCTCACAAAATCCCTAACTGTATAACAATCAGGGCAAGTGTCCTCTATTGCGTGACGTTTGAATCCAAGATCGTGTAAGTATGAACCCCATACGTTGTTTTCAGACGGCATTTGCTTCATTACAAATCCCTTTTGTAAAGCAAGGTCAAGGTACACATCATCCCAATCCTTATCTGTCACTACACCGATTGCACGTATTACACAATCGCCTACTAATCTTTTTTCAGGGTTGATATTCAGTTCACTATACATTAGTCATACTCCGTCTGATAAAAGCAATCTCCTGATGATATTGCTTCAATTACGCTATTGATTACCGTTAGCACAAAAATAAGAGGTATGTCCTGCACATCCTCATTCTCTAATACAATTTCACATAGTTTTTTAACATCCATATCTCTGTTCTCCTTGATTTTGAGTATAAAAAAAAGACCCCGCTTTTGCGAGGTCATAAAAGTAGCAATTTCGTATCATTTTCGGCTCATTTTTTGAGCGTGTATGAATACGTTATATTCATGCTTATATATGATTCTTTTTATCGTAGTAACGGATATGTTAAATTCTTCAGCCAACGGTTCGTAATGTATGCCATCCAACAAAGCCCGCCGCATTACCTTTCTATCGCGTTCTTTATGAACCCAAGAATCAATGGCTCTTGCAATATCCGTTTCTGATATTCCACTGTAATTATGCCGTTTCATAAGAATCGGTACTTATCCCTTTTTTGCTCCGCGTCCTACATTCTTAACCATTCCTACACCCTTACAGTTCGGGCAAGGGTGCATCCCAACGTGCATCTTATTGACTCTCATTCTAGTTGTTGTTATCTTTACTCTCTGCCCCATAGTTAAAATCCCCACCGTTTACAAAGTTAATACCTTCACCATCTTGCTGTGCTTCAATGGTTGTTGTGCTTATGTCTGAAAACTGGCTTTCGTAATACAGCCATCCGATGTTGGTAGCCAAAAGTATGACTATCAGCACTATGTTAAGGAAATGCGCTCTTGCATTAGACCGTTCCATCCGGGACATATCTTGTTCATGCACATATATATCTACTGTTCGTTCCATACTAACCTACTTTCCGATATGGTTTACTACAAAACTGTTAAATGAAGTATAAGCATTTTTGATTTCTTCATCCTCACCTTTTTCAGCTTCGCATTTCAGCAAGACATTCATTGCCTTTGTTAATTCCACAACCATTTCTAATGTTCGGTCTATCTTTTTATCCTGCTGTCCGAGTCTGTGATTAAATGTATCGGTTATCTCCTGTCTTTCCTTGTTTGAAATAAGAACCGCATCATCCCAGACCTTTTCCTTTTTTTCAACAATGTCGGCAGCCTTATCCCACCGTTGCTTTCTATCGTGATCCAAGTCAGACTTCTCCTTGATCTCCATTATCTTTTTTCCGGCTTCCCACAATATGATTATTACTGCTATCGCCTGAACCACGTATGCAAATGTTACATTTAGTAATTCCATTTTCTCTAACAGTATCATCCGCATTTTCTCCACGTAAAAAGGTCGATAGTTTTCTACCGACCTTTTATACCAATTAAACTGTACCATACTTTCGTACTAACGTCTAGCACTTTTTCTCATCCCGTTCGATAGTAGTTCCATCTAGTTCTACTCACCTCTCGGCAAGAGAATATCAACTACTCTCCTTTACAAAAAAAGTGCCGTGTATTACCCCACACGGCAAGGGGAGTTGATTATTCTTCGGGTGCGGGCTTGTGGTCAACTATCTCCTTGATTTCCACGTTGCCATACTCGTTAAGAATCATGACAACGGCATAGAGAACATCATCAGCATTGTGGAAAGTAGCAAGTGTCTGATGGTATGAAACTACTGCCTTGTCATGTGCGGACTTGTTAGCATCATCTGAATATACTTCAACTGATGAAGCGTCCTGTCCTGCTGTGTTTGTTAAGAGTTTTAAAACGTAGTATTTCATATATATATTTCTCCTTTCTTATTGTTACAATTTCATTAGACGAGAACCGATGATGGAACTTCCGTCAGTAGTTCCGTGTACGCCAAAAAGCCCGTGATTGGTGTTCTGGTTATAGTTGCCACCTACGTAAAGGCAAGGGTTGGAAGCGTTGAAGTTCCAGTTATCGCACGAAAACCCCACGGTATGCACAAGAGACCCCAAGAAAATACCATCAAGGCAATAGATTACCACTATTAAACACACACAGAAGGAAGGGGGCAGACCCCCTTAAACCCCCTTTAGGGAAGTTTAAGGAAGCGAGACCCGCGGTAGGCACTTGCGACCGAAGCCCTGCTCCCGTACACGTAGAAAAGCCCGTGATTGAGGTTCTGACTATAGTAGCCACCCACGCAAAGGCAAGGGTAGGAAGCGCTGAAGTACCAGTAATCGCACGAATACGTGCTGTCGCTCCCGTTACTTGCAGTAGGTATAATCAACGGATAAGTGCCGTTAACCTCTTTTAAAGTGAATTGTGACGGATAGCCACTTGTAGGTACACCCACCGCAATGCCACCGCTACTATCACTGAAGTTTGCGGGGTTCAGGATGATATTAAGACCGCTTGAATCGTAATAACAGCCATCAATCCAATCGTAAACATTATCCCAAAGACCTTCTATATGTCTGTATTGTGTACCCAAGCCGTAAGTAGTCCTTGAAGATTGCGTAGTTCCCGTATGATATGGCATTGAATCGGTGTAGCCCATAGCTTGTGCCGCAGAATTGTTACCGCAACCGTACCCGATACAATCCTGTGAGTTCCAATTTGCAAACTCTACGATATACAAAAGCCAAATGGTAAAGCGTGTTGCAAAGTCCATCATCCATATCGTAGAGCCAAGGTTATGAATCGCAGTGCGGAAGTTTGATCTTGTAACATTAGCCATCGGAGTAACGCCTGTCACGGACTTGTAACCTGTTCCGCAATGATACCTACCCACATACACGACATCACGTTCGCCCTTGCCATCGCCCCTATCCATATGAGCAGGAGAACAAACAAAGCCATCTTCCTGTGTCATAGATATTTGGATTTTAAGGCTCATGGTGGATGAGTTCTGCGATAGTTTGTAGTAGAATTTCGGTATGCTTACAAGCGTTCCTGCTTCTGAATCTTCGCTTACTACCATTCCACTCCACGGCATAATATCATCAAAAGGACTTGAAGGTGTGCCGATCATTCCTAAATAATACGGATTTGGGTTTGAAAGACCTACCGCATCATCTGTACGTGTCCACAAGGTAGTTGATGAACCATCCCATTCTGCACCATATATACCGCCACTACTCGGTGCGGCTTTTTTATACCAAGGTTTCATTATATAAATAGCCATATGATTACCTCAAATAGATTCTTACTGTCACAGTTTCGGACGTGCTTACTTTTGGCAATGTGACTACGCAACTTCCACTTGAAGCTGCAATATCATCAGGCACTATGCCCCATTTTGAACACCCAAACTCTATTACGCTGTTTGCCGTTATACTTGCATTTGTAAATGTTACAGTTGTTGCCGCACTTGTTGATAGTATTACATCTTGCTCCATGTAAACAGAACCGTCTACATCATATGCAACATTGTTTACCGTTATCTGCTGTTTTCTTGCCGTAGTGCTTGACGCTGTTCCACTATGCGATACTGATACCGTAGGAATTGTCGGCTTATCATCTAAATCATCATACGATCCGCTTGATGATACTGGTGCAAGTCCAAGGTCACTAAATGACTTGTTTCCTGTCAGTGTTATGCTGTTTATCTGTGGTTTATTCGACAATGCGTTATAGTCTGTTGTTCCACCACCACCGCCGCCGCCTGCTGCCGCCTCATTTATTGCCGCAACCAAGTTGGTCTTTGCTGTTGTGGTAAGGTCTGCCAAGTTACCTATATTTGTTCTCGCTGTGGCATCTTTTATGTTTAATTCGGTTGCGCCACCATCCGGGCTTATTACGCTTATATCAGCCATGTTTTCTCCTTTCTATTACGATACCGTTACTGTATCTTCTGTTCCCGTAAATGTTGCCGTTGCGCCTGTTAACACTGATACGTCACTGCCTTTTGTCGGCAATGTTCCTGCGCTAAAGATAAGTTTTTCACCGTCAACTGTCATACTAGGCAATGTGCCTACGTCTGTTATCGAGTTGACCGTACTCTTGCTATCAGTGATTACCACGCTTCCACTAGGCGTAAATGCTCCTGACGCACTGTTCTTACCGCCTAATGCACCCATTCCATATGCTTCAAGTGTCTTGTTGCCCGTCACTTCAATGCTGTTGATCTGTGGCTTATGAGTCAAACTATTGTAATTGCTCGTACCGCCACCGCCACCGCCTTGTGAATCGGTGTAGGCTTTGGCTAAAGCTAATGTAGATAAACTAACCTTGTCCATAGATACCCCCCCTTACTGTTCTACCCACGTCTTGTTGGCTTCATCAAACTTGTATAATGCCTGTGTATCAACAAAATATGCCTGTGAACCCTGTTTTACCCATGTCGGGAGTTTTGCGATATCTGATGAGTTACCTTCTATCTCTACTATGCCGTCTAATCTAGCGACAATTTTAAGCGATCCGTATTCGGGTAAATCATCCCCTACGTTATAAACCTGACCGTCTATTACGGTTCTATGAGTTGCTTTTGCCATATCTTTATCCTCTCTTTTTGCACAAAAAAAAACGAGATTTTCTCTCGTCACCTTTACACATTTATCTTACTAAATAAAAGTTACTAACGTCAACTAATTTTTAATATCCATATCCACGTTTCCGCTTATGCCGCCCACGCTTCCTTTGGATGTGTATTGCCACATTACCATACCTTTAACATCAGGCTTTGTGGAAACATCCATTTGTCCTGTATTCTTTCCATAACGTGCTATCCAGAAGCGACATATCATTTTGATGTCATCCTTGATATAGTTCTTATACCAATTCAGATTGCAGTAAATACCTACGTCATATCCTGCCTTTACGCACGTTGTAAGAAATGCTGTTATGATAAGTGCTATACCGTCTTTGCCAAGCGGTATTTGGCTTTTATCTTCCATGTCAAGCCATATCTCCTCGCATTTGCGACCATTAAGCAATTTAATAACACTTTCAGCTTCTTTCTGCGCTTCTGCTACCGACTTTGCATAGGAATACTTATAAACCGATACGGGTAGTCCTGCGTTTGTCGCACCCTTATAGTATTCCTCAAACCTTACATCCGGCTGACCGTTCTTTGTTGTTGATCTCAAAATAACAAAATCTATACCGCTTTGCTTAACCTTGTTAAAATCAACAATACCCTGATTAGCGGATATGTCTATGCCGTATTTTTCGTGCTTTGAAGGTGTATTTACGGGTGCGTTATCATCATACTTCGGTACACCGAATCCCCTGATGTACTTGCCGTTGACCTGAATACTGCGTCTTTCAACTCCGTCTTTCTTGTTACCCTCGACAACGACTATGATGTTGCCCTCGCGCTTTTCGACTACGCCTACATGATCCGATACGCCTACATTATCGCCAACTCCCGAATCCTGCCAATCGTAAAAGATAATATCGCCGGGTTTGGGTACATAAGCATCGTTCTCTACCCATATACCTTTAGTCTTGAACAGTTCTATCATCTTCTGACAAGAACACTCGGTAGGGATAATGTCGGTATAGCCGCACATAATCGCCGCCGCACTTACCGTTGTTGCACACCAAGCGTCTGTGTACTTGACCTTGTAACCTCTTGCCAACGGCTTATGTGAATTGTATATGTCTATAATGCGTCTATGGGTAGAATCGCCCTCTTTACAACCCAACCACGATAGCATTACATTGACTATTGCCTGTCTGCTTCTCATATTGTTACCCCTTTACAGCTTGTACTGCACCCTCGATAATTGCGTTGATCTCTTCTGATGTAATGGTTATCCCTAACTCTTCCGCTTTTTTCTGCACCATTTCAACGGCATATCTTTTCTTCTGCGCCCATTCTTCCGGGGTGTAGATTTTCTCTGCCGACCTTACGCACGTTTCCGCAAATATAAGTATCTGATTGTACTTATTCTCACCTATCTTACCTTTAAGCCAAGGCACTACATAGGCTGTTATCAGCACTACTACTACCGTTACAATGGCTTCTGTTAACTTTGTTATCATTTCTGTGTTCATCCGTCTGCTTCCTCGCTTTCTTCAATAGGCGTTTCACTTAATGGTTTGTGAAACTGTGTTATGTTGTGTTCCGCTAGGTTTTCTAGCGTTCTGTTTATTGTGTATGCCAAAAATGGATATATTATCGTTTTAACCAATGTCTTTGATAGGTCTTCCAAGACTACATCTCTGCCCAAATAGGCTAGATAATATGACATACCTAGCATTGCCATTGCATACACTTCAATAGCAAGCAAAAGAGCCTTATAAAAAAAGGCTCTTATCTTGCTTTTTCTATGCTGTTTTGTCCTTTTAAGGTGTCGGACTAACCTTGTCATTAAGTATTTCAATATAGTATCAACCTCTCCCCTACTACTGATGCTGTCCTATGGTGTATCGTTCCGTCTGGATCAACTGTTATCGTTGTTCCATCAGGCTTTACTATTCCGGCTGTGGTTGTTGTTGCTATTCCAATGCCTACTACCGCTGCTGCCGCATCTGCCCAATGCTTTGCGTTGTTATTGTAGGTTGGGTCTGTTGATGGTACTGCCGACCCATTTCTTGTTCCTACCGCCCATGCTTCGGAATCTTCCGCACTATCTTCCGCACTGTTTGCTGCTGTTTGTGCGCCTGTCTTGTAGGTATTAGCTTGTTCAGAGTAATACTTTGAGTTGTTATGATACGTTGGGTCACTACTCGGCACGTCTGTTCCGTTACGCTTACCTACCGCATAGGCTTCCGCATCACTTATATGCACTCCTGCCTGTTCCGAATAGTATTTACTATTGTTGTGATACGTTGGGTCTGTACTTCCTACGGGTGAACCATCCCTTGTACCAAGGGCATAGGCTTCGGCATTTTCTACTTCTTCCGCAATAGCGTCAGCCGTACCAATTTTTATTACTACACCCGGACTCACGCATAGATATACTTCGCGCGTGTCATAGCAAAATGCGTACTCACCCCTTACCATCTTGGTAGGATCAAAGTCAGTTTTTAAACCCTTCCTAATTGTTATTGCCATCTTTTACTCTCCTTTCAGGGCTTTTATCTCTGCCTTTAAACCGTCTATTTCAGACCTTAAATCTTTTACGTAGTTGATTAAGTGCGGGATATACTCGTTGTAATTGACGTTTCTCTGATTAGGTATTTTGCCATCGGGTCTACCCGCAATGTATTCAAGTTGTGAATCTTCTTCGCCAAGGTTATTGAGTAGTTCTCTAACTTCTTGTGCTATAACTCCGTAATGCCGACCTTCTGAACCCACAAAGGTAAATTCCCTTGTCCTTGTTCCATCAATAAGGTTTTTCGATAATTCATGGTCTAGGTCTTCAATATCTTCCTTTACACGTTCGTCTGATGATGAGAACTGTGCGTAGTAGGGTGTGCCGCCCGACTCTTTGCAAATATCGTCATGGAAAATCTGCATCTTATTGTTTGAATCGCCAAAATCAGCCGCACCGCTCCATACTCTGATACCGTCATAACTCATTATTGAGCCATAATTATTAGTGCTAGTTGCAATATCCCCGCTTTCGCAAGAAATATAATCCCCGACCTTAACGCTATCAAATGTGCCTTGACCCGATATCTCACCATCAAATTTACCCGTACAAGTTGCTTTATGGTCTGCTGTTTCACGAAGTATAAAGCCTGAACCGTTTTTGTTATCATCCACCACAAGCGTAGTTGTACCATTTGCATAAGAGGAACTTCTTTTTGTAACTTGAAATTTGAGTTGATACCATTCATCAGCGTTTGCACCGAAGGTATGGTCGAATGTATACCCAAGGAAATTTTCAACAACATTACCGTCTTCGTCTATAACAACAGCACTATCGCCACTACCACTACTTCCGCTACTGCTTTTTACAGTACCGTTGTAAAGAAGATTTACGGTTCTTTCAAGGTGCATATTGCCGTAAGTATGCTTGTAAATACGCACAACACATTGCACTTCTGTTTGATAGGAAGTTCTACTTACGGGCATATTGAAGGTTACATTTATATAGCCATCTTCAAGCCAACCTTCCTTATATGGGTTTAATCTATATTCAGTAATCAGCGAATACGATTTAAGTTGTCCTTGCGCCCATGCTTTATCAATGTATACTCGTCCACTCGCTGTGACATACTTTAAGAAGGTATTTCCATCACTTTGAAGAACGTGTAGTTTTCCAAACATTCCCGCATTTGCTACAATACCGTCCTTATCCCATTGTCCGATTATGGCATTGCTAGAATCTCTTATCTGTAAGTATGTTTTCTGTGAGTATTGCGAACCACCGATTGTTATGGCATTTGAAGTCATATACTGCGCATTAAGATATATTTTGTCACCAGACAGATATAACCCTTGGTCTTGTCCGTTGTTGGTAAGGGCTTTGTAGACTTCTTCTTGGGTGAGGCTAGTTTCTCCTGATTTTGCATCTATGTACCCCGTGATCGTGGATTCTACCCATTCATATGTGCCACCCGAAGCCAAGTTTATCAAAGTCCAAGATGCACTAGGTAATGATTCATATTGTGCATCGGGAATGGTTGTTCCCGAACCCGAATCGGCTACCGAAAATTTCCATCCCCATTTGGTAACGCTACCGTCTGCGTGCCAACGCAGATAGAAAGTGTGGCTATTATACAAATCAATAATATAGGTTTTACCCGCAAAACTTGTACCTTGAAGACGAGATTTATACATCCCGTCATATCCCATAAAATAGAAGTCAAGGTAATCGTAGTTGCTACCTTCGGTTTCGCATTGTGAGTCGAATGTTAAATATGCTGCACTCCATCCTGAAGGGCAATCAAACCTATAATAAGCATCTTCATTAGTTCCGTAAGGATGGTTTGATTCTGGTATTGCCGCAGGGGTAACCTTATAGATATAGGTCTTCTTTGTGCTTGTATTAGTAAAGGTTTCTCCTACATGATTTTCCTTTTCTGCATCCGTCCAAGATGAAGCAGGATAATTGCTGTTTGTCGGAACATATGAACCGCTGTACTTTGAATTAGGGTCATAAATTCCTGTTCCTGCTCCAATTCTGACACTATTAGATGCCATATCCACATAGAATGTATTATCGGCTGTTCTTATTACTCCTGCGTGTGCTGTAAGACCATTTTGGTTTATATCCACTACGGTATTATTACTTGAATCCTTTACTACTATTGAAGGATTGCCTACACCACTACCACCTACTGTGAGTGTGCCGGTCTTGATCCATTCTGCACTTATACCTATGGCATTTAATACGTTGACGATTAACTGACCCGTCTGTGCATCATAGCCGTTCTGCCATGTCTGACCGCCATTTGTAGACACAACGAGTCCGTCACCCGTTCTCTTGAATACCGTTGAACCGCTTTGGAATGAACACGTATTGCCTACCTTTGTTATAGGCATATTAGAAAGATAGTAAACCCTACCGCCCGTAGGTAAATCTTCGTAGTCCTCATAGCCGCCCATTGCATTTACCGCAACGTCATTCATAAGTTGTACCGCAAGGTCATAGTCCGATATGATTTCCTCGGTCTGCTTACGCGTTGCTTCTACGGCTGCCGATACGGTCTTTGAATATCTCTTTGTGAGCTGTCTTTGTGGAGTTACCGCATTGCACTGTACTACGTGATTAGAGAATCCGAAAGAATTAAGGGTTATCCATGAATAGAAAAAGTTGCCCTTGTAATCCTTTAAGATACAGCAATCCCCTACTTCTGCCGATAAATCGGATATGGTTGTAATGTTGTACGTGCGAAGACTAAACCCGTTTAAAACATCCCATATCAGGTTAAGTACGGTGTTTACGTTGTTTGCGTTAACAATCGGGTTTTCAAGTTCGAGCATATACTCCGCTGTGCCTATGGTATATGCGGTATCGTTTATTGTGAATTTAACACCCGTGATCGTGATAACGTCCGTTCCGAAGGTCGCTTGCATATTCCTTGTGAACCATACACAATCAGAATTATCCGTGAACGTGCCGCCATCTGCCGTGTCACCGTCATTGAACGCAAACGTACCACCGTTAAGGTTAGCACCGTCTGAATAAGGCGTAGTGTTAGTATCAAACGTACCACCGTCTATGTCCGTACCGCTAGGGATCGCTGACGTGTTGTACCACTTTACTAACAATGCCCCCGTGTCTGATATCGTAAGGAAGTTACAACCTATCATTGCCATATACTGTAAGAACTCGCGGCAATTCATATCTTTTTCAGGCGCAGCTTCAATGGTGAAAGAATCCCCGTGGAATGTCTGCGTACCCAAGGTTACACCGCAATACTGACATATAGCCACAAATGCGTTCCTTATCGTGATAGGATATGAAAGGTTGACAGCACTTAAAGGTATGTCAAACTTCCACATATTATCAAGTAGTTCAAGGGTAATAAGCGAACTTGCATATACCGGCTCATCCACCGTGTAGAATCCCATGCGGTAATACACTTGCGTATCGTTGTTGTCGATATCGCCTACAAGTCCTACCCATACAACCGCACTTGCGTTGAAGAAGTCATACTGATTGAATCTCTCGTCAAAGTTATTGATTGAGAAACTACACTTGCCAATAACCGCACTTCCTATGTCAAACGATGATGTGCCGCTTGACGCTGTTTCTATCTTGAATGTGTTATCCCATATATCCGCTTCCGTTAAATGCAGAACGGTATTGTCGGCAAGGGTAAGGTCTATGTTCACAAGGTACTTCCTTGCGCCACCGCTTGCCATTATCCGCTTGAATGTTTGAGTAGTTGTTCTCATATTAAACCTCGATTATGTCGAATGTTATGCTCATATATGTAAATTCGCCATCGTCATTCCACCAATACGTTGACGCTTTCCTATCCCCGGTATAAAACTCTTTTGTTAGGATCGAGTTTGTCTTTGTATCGTGATAGGTTACATTTATGTATTCAGGGTCAAACGCTTGCAGGATTGTTGCCGCATCTGCGTCATTTACCCCTAGCCATTCAAGACCTAGCGTCACCTTCTGCCCTACTCGGTTCTTGTGCATCCTTGTATCAAGGGTTCGTCCTGAATCCGGGGCAGATATATCTTGATAACCTACCTCACATTTGCTCGGACACGGCATATCTACGCCATTGACCTTAAAAGGGTATTTCGTTCTTGCCATAATTAACCTCACAAAAAGAGGACACCCGAAAGTGTCCTCATGCCATAGACGGACTATACCGCCTGTTTCGTTTTTCTTGCGCTTTTGTTACCGACCTTGCAAGTACCTCGCCATCAACAATGATCTCGTTCGCAATGTACTTACTGCCGGTATTTTGTCCGTTTGCTTTGACCATAGCGTTATAAACACCGCTCTCTATTCCTGCTATGATCTGCTGATTGTTTGCTACTGCTGTCTTTCCGTTGCTGAAACTTCCCACTAATTCGTGATGTGACGCGAGGAATAAGCCATCTTCAGGAAACCCGCCCGTTGCAAACGTAGGAAGGTTGATATGGAAGCTACTACCGCCTATATCATGCTCACCATTCAAAGTTTCTGCTATGGAGTTCCATATACCCTTGATACCGTTTTTCGCATCTTGGAAGGTCGTTTTAAGTCCTTCTGCCACACCGCTGAATGTCCACTTGTCTTTGCTAAAGGCATCTTTGATGGATTGAACGATACCTAAACCATCTCGCTTGAAGTCTTCAAGTTTACGCTTTGCGGCATCCCAATTCTCCGACCATTTATCTTTGAAACTAGATACGTTGGATTTCAGGTCTTCAAACCGCTTGGAAGCGTTCTCTTTTACATCGTTCATGTAGGAACTGATTTTTTCCTTGATATCTCGGAACTTATCACCCCATTCGGTCAATTTCGCCTTGATAGCATCTATCTTTTCCGTCAGACTTGTTTTGATATTTGTGAATATCTCAACCGCCTTGTCCTTCAGACCGACTACAAAATCAACGATTGCCTTAATGGAATCCTCGAATACCTTTTTGATACCGTTCCACATATCAATGACAATCGGATCACCGATAAGCATATATTTGATAGTTTTGAACGGCTGAACGATAATATCAACCAATCCCGATGCAAGGTCGGAAAGTGTCTGAATCGCCGATTGAAAGATTGTGGAAATTCCGTTCCATATAGAACTCCAACCGTCTTTGATTTTCTGTCCGTTCCCGGTGAATACACCAACGATTAACTCTCCGAAGCCTTTAAGGATTGAAACCGTACCCTTAATGACGTTCACCACGTCTTTTATAATTTTTATCAGCGTGTTAAAGACGGATATCAGGTTGCCACCTACCAAAGTGACGATTGCACCAAGGACTGTTAGAATTACGTTCCAATAATCCTTCATATCGCCCAACTCATTGAGTAGGTCTGATACCGCATCTTTCAGGTTCTTTATGCTGTCGGAAACTTTAAGGTTGTCAGATATCTTCTTGAATACATCGCTTATCTGCCCTAAACCTTCTTTAAGCCGTGTAGCCGTACCTTCTAATCCACCGAAGGATTGTGTGAGTGAATAAACAACTACAACAACCGAACCCGCTACCGCAGCTATCGTGCCAAGCGCAGCACCCATTCCACCAACTGCACTTGTGAATGTGCCTAAACCGCTTGCTACTGAACCTAATCCCTTGCAAGCAGTAACTATTGCAGATAATATAGGTGCTATACCGCTTATTGCCGATATAACAACTCCGGCTACCTTGAATCCGATAAGTGCTTTTATAAAACGCTCTATGGCATCTGCCACGCCTTCAGGCTCTACTGAATCCATCCACTTACCTAACTTTTCAAGGAAGTCTGCGAACTTGTCACCATTAACAAATTTTGCTAAAGCCGAAGTCACACGCTCTATGAAAATTATCAGACCTTCGCCTACCGTTTCCATGAACGGCTCTAGGTGATCCCAAAGTTTTGATAGGCGTTCTCTTAATAAATCCCATTTAACTTCATCATTGAACCGCTTGAATACATCTATCAGTTTCGGAAGACCTGATTCTATTACCCACTTGGTAAATTTAAGAACTACTTGGCTATAGAAGTCTTCAAGTATTCCCATTACCGCATCTACTGCGGGTTTCAATGACTCTAACCAACTTTGAATAGATGTAAGCAATGGTTTGAAGTCAAGTTTGTCCGCCCAATCCGCTGTGGCTTTCGCCATTTCCTTGATATGCTCGGTAATGATGAGAATAATGTCACGGATTGCTTCAAGAATGTGCAATCCCGTATAGTTCTCATCCCATGCTTCCCTAAACCTCTTTGCAAGGTTTCCTATGGCTACTCCTATCCAACCGATAGTTTCAAGGATATTCTCGAATATCTTTTGAGTCTTTTCCTGCTCCCAAACCTTCAGAAAATCTCTGCCTACGGACTTTGCAAGTTTAAGTACCTCGTCCATAGCATATTTCCAAGACTCTTTTACAAAATCTCCGGCCTTCTCCCAAGCGTTTTTGATAGGCTCGAACAATTTAGCTGCAATGGATTTTATCTTGTCGGCAACGTTCTTCCACTTCGAATCAACATCAACGGTTTCAAACATATCCTTTATGCCTGAACCGCTATCTGAAGATTTATTGTCCTGAAGCTGATTTAACTGATCGAATCCAAGAACGGTTTTTTTCAGTTCCTTTGCGTTCTTGCTTGTTTCTTGTATGCTGTCTGCCCATGAGTCGGTAAAGTCTTTTGCCCTATTCCATGTGGAAGCACCCGTAAGTGAAGCGAATACTTGCTGTACGATATTTACCAACTTTGTGAGCAGATTTATGACGTAAACAATAGCCGGTGCAAGTGCGTTAATGAGTGGACTCACCAATGCCGCAAATGAATAACCAAGCTTCTTTGAGCCGTTAATCATATTCGACATACTATTGTTAAATTCTTCTGAATGAATCGCTAGTGACTTGAAACCGTTGCCAACCTCTTTGATAACCGCACGTAATGCCATACGTGTTACCATGAGTTTGAGCATCTTTGAGACACGGAAAAATTCATTTGCTAACTTCTTTGCTCCGTCTGCAAGTGATCCCGTATCACGTTTTGTTCTCTTTGATTGTGAACCTAAAGAGCGCAGTTTACCTATGAAAGAACTGATATGCTTATTGACCGTTCCTACGGCACTAGAAATGCCGTTGAATGTCTGCTTTACTCCCGATACTGTCTCTTTTATCCCGGAGTATGCTTTCTGAATGTTAGGATTTAATGTAAATCCCTCTAATGACAGTTCCTTCTGCTTCTGAATCAGCTCATCATACTTGTTGCGAAGGGCATCAAGTTCTGCCATCTTCTTTTTATAGGTTGTACCGCCTGTTTCAATCGTGCCTTCGTCAAGTCCTTTTTGAAGTGCCGCACGTACTTGTTCATACTTCTGCCGTACTTTCTCCGCACTATTCTCAAGGTCTTTAAACTTCTTTGTAGGTACAACAAAACCTATCTTCTGAAATACACCTTGTATTCCATTTGCTTTTACCTGAACCTTATCAAGTGACGCAATCAGTTCGGTTGCCTGATTCAAATTGGGTTTATTATCACCCGTAGATATAGGCTGATTCTTCTTCGAGATAACATTAGAGATAACATTAGCCGTAGCCTGTGTTTGAGTTTGAAGTGTCTGCATTGCCGTCACTGCGTTCGTGATCGAGTTAACGCTTGACTTCTTGAATGTGTTTACCGCATCACCAAGCGTTGCCATGTCCTTTGAAAAACCGCTTATATTTGCACTTCCGATAACCGTATTAAGGGAATGAACCGAGTTTGCAAACGCCACCATCCTTGCGGTCTGTGCATTTGTCGGTACACTCCCCTTCAGGCTTGCCATTGCTGATGTAAATGCTGATAATTTGCTAGCATCTACCATCTTGATAGAATTAGCCAAACTCCTGACGGCATATCCCATCGCCTTGATGTTCTTTATGGCTCTCTCTGTACCGTTCGCATTAAATTGTATTGATAAAGTATCAAGATTCGGCATTTTTCTTCTTTCTCTCTACCACGGGTTCTAAATCTCGGAACATATTGTTAAGCTGTGTTACAAAGTTCCTACGTTGCAATGCTATATCTCTATCGGCATCATCTGACATATCCAACCCCTTCTCATACTCTAAATCAAGTGTGATGGGTTCATCAGGATATTCAAATGCCTTTTGTCCTCTGCCCCGGAACATATTGCCTACCGTTGCAAGAAGGGCATCCATAAAATACATCCCCTCTAAATGGTAAAGCATATTCGCTTGCCGAATCTCGTTCTTTTTCGACTCGTTGTATGCTTCCACCATTACATTTATTATGCGTGGGTTTAATTGCCAAAAGTCATTGTATGTAGTTCCCAAGGGTATGACTTTTGCCATCCACTCATGTTCAAAGTATTCTCTCAAACAAGGATAGTCACTTACGCTTTTTGACGGCTCTTTTGACTCTTTGTTGAAGTCTCGCCTTCTTCCTGCGCTGTTTCCTTGTTGAGTGAGCGAAAAAAACCTGAATCCTGCATCTGCTGACTCATAATTTCCACTATGTCATTGAACTTGCCGCCACCTTCAAGGTGTGCTTCGATCTCTTTTCCGGCTTGTTCCTTTGTGATTTCTGCTGAAAATGCAAGATACGATCTGATAAGTGACATAGGTTTCTTGTCTATGTCCTCAAGTGATAAGTTCTGATCTTCAAGGTCGCATAAGAAGTTGAAGTCAAACTCCTTTGCCTTGTAGGTTTTTCCGTTTACTGTAAAAATCTTTGTCATATTCTTTTTCCTTTCCCCGCCTTGCGGCAATCCCACATAGGGAAAGGACGGGGTTTCCCCCGCCCTGTTCACGCTATGTTGTATGTGTAACTGTCACGGTGTAAGTCTTTGTCTGACCTGCCGAGTTTGTTACCTCGATCGTCAACGTGTCGGTATTCTCCGTCCACGTTATAGTTGACCCTGTGAAAGCAGTTCCGTTAAGTTTCGTAACCGCCGTTGCACCGCTACTTAACGTCAACGTCAAGGTTGTAGTTGCCGTAGTGATGTTTGCTGAATAACTCGTTACGTTCGGGTCAAACGTAGGAGTTAAATCTGCCGAGCCTAACCTCAGCCCATTAAGCCCGTCTATGAGAAATTTACCTTGCTATCCCATCCAACCAGATCTTCAGCAACAAGGTTCATAGTGTTAACAAGTGCTGCGTTCTGATCGAGTGAAGGTATAGGAAGTGCTGTAGGCGGCTGTGCCTTGAAAAAGGCTGCCTTTGTCATACCGGGTATGATGATCTCCCACCACATTGTTTCGCCCGATGCTCTTCCATTGTAAGCCGCAAGGACTGCTTCCCATTCTGCTTCGACTTCATCTGTCCAATTCACTACAATCGGGATAGTGTCTGAAATTGATCCACGTCCTCTTGTGAATTTAGATGTAAGGTCTTCAAGACATGAAATATCAATGGTTTCGTTCGTGATCGAGAGTTCACCGATTGATGATATTCTGTCAAGCTGCGTAAAACTTGACGGCTTTGTAGACCCAACGGCATAACCGAAAGTAATGCCAAGGGTTGAAAGCCCCATCTCATTTACTGCCATATCTCTAATCTCCCTTCGTTATATTGGATCGCCCACACCGAGCAATCTTTGGTAATTTGCGTTGATAACTTTTACATCTCCCGATACCGTGGGAATCGGACTACCCGAAGCCATAAATCCGAGTTTGCAAAGTTCATCCCTGACAAGAGCGTTCACCTCACGGGCAACGTCATTACCGTCTGTTTTGGTAACGCTTACTTTCGTCCGGGCTGTCATGTAAACCGAATTGATAACCCCACCGTCAAGAGTAGACATTCTCTCTGCGGCATCGAAAAACATATAAACGGTCGGAAACTTCGCATCATCGTTTTCCGAATCGTCCATTGTGAAATTGATGTCGGGATAGTCATTAACCAAGGCATCAACAACCGCTGTCTCTACCCGTGTGAATATGGTGTCTATCCTGTCTTCAATCCATGTAGAACTCATCCGAATACCTCTTGCGCTATCCGTTCGACTTGTTCAATACAAGCCATTACCGCTTTATGTAAAGGTTGCGTGGGCTGTTCACCCTTCGAGTGATATTTCATCCTGCCGTTAACCTCTCTTATGGGTTCGGCACTCCCTATGGGTGTCTGCTCCGCATACCAATACCAACCATCATCATCAAAGGCGTGTCCGAACCCGTTTAACGTTCCCTGACCGCCTATACCACCTACTCCCGGAATCGCATAATGCCCGCTACCAAATTCAGCCATTAAAAGCGGTATGATCGCTTCTGTTCTGACTTTTTTTGTACCCGATCCCGCATACCACTCTGTAATAAGTGTTTGAGAAGCAGCCGTGATCGTGATTGTGGTATCGTTCTCCCACTTCGTTGAATAGGTGATATATTGTGAAAAATCGCCCCCATTTCTGGAAGCGACTTCTATTCCTACCTCTGCTAATCTTTCAAGGAATATCTTTACTTTTCTTTCAAACTCATCTGCGTAATTGAGAATATCAACCGATAGTTTGTATAATTCCTTGCTATCAAGACCAACCGTATATTTCATTTGACTACCTTTGTCAAAATAAAACGGTCATTGTTTAGTGACGGCACTGACCGTAATACTCTGTAATCTGCCGTGGCATCATCTGCGTACTCTTGCCCGTCCACCGTCTTTGTCTTCGGCGGTGTTTCAAACCATATAAGGGATGTGTCCTTTATAGGTATCTCGTTTTTGTTCAGCACTAGCACCGCTTCGTATCGCTCGTCACTAATTCCAAACTCCTGACGCAATAAATCTGCTCCGGCAAATGCTATGTTTCCCTTAAACTTTACGGGTGTGCTATACAGCGACCGCTTTGTACCCGTCTTTACGTAAACAGGCTCTCCCGTCTTTTCGTCTATGTGATCTACAATCTTGTTGCCGTTCTTATCGAGCTTATATACGGGAACAGTGCCTATAAGCAGTGCATAGTAGATTGTTTGCTTATTCTTTAAAAGGCATCGCATCAAAGTACCCCCACATAGTTAGGAAGTGCATCATGTAGCCTTGTGCTTATCCATGCGCCATCATAGGTTCTTGCGATAGCATTTTCGCTATGCGCTTTCTCCCCTTCTGCTCCGGCTCTTGAATAGACTTCTATACACGCCATCATCAGAACATTTGAGATTCCATTAAGACGTGTCGCTATCTGATCTTCAGAAAAGTAAGACGGGAAATGACTCTCACTTACGGCATAGTCAACTACAAAATCCGCTATTGACAGCGGAAATACATCCATTGCTTCGCCTGTTTCGTTTATGTAGGTCAATGCCTTTGCTTGAATTTTGGTAGTCAGTTCATTAAGAGTCATAATGTCCTCAACATTTCCTTTATTTCATCTGCCTTTGCCGACTTATCGACCTTGAAACCTTCCGCAATCGCTAACGATTTAAGTTTCATATAAGGCAAGTTCAATTCTTCTTCTGAATACTTCTTGCTTTTAGGCTTTTCTGCCTTTGGCTCGTCTACTTTCCCCGAAACATCAACGGCAGGGGCTTTATTGCCCCCACCGTTCGTTTCTATCGGAACTTCCGTTCCTGCCGGATAGTAGATACCATTATGTTTAACAAGATAATCAAACTTCATGGCTCTACCCCCTTATCAGTACGTTACGTTTTCCGCAACCTTAATCATGTAGGTTTCATCCATTCTCTCGAATGAAGGAAGCACGATCTCTGATGCCTTTGTGGTTGTCTGTACCGGGTCAAACTTCGTGTCAACCGATACTGCAATACCCGTGTCAACGATCGTAACGTCTATCTTGTCTGAACGATGCTGTTCAGGTGTTACACCAAAGTAGGTGTTACCAAGTGCGCCTTCGGGAAGGAGTGTAACCATTCCATCGGGATAGAACTTCTTGGTTGTGCCTGTCTCGTCCTTATACTTCTTCGTGTAAACGATGATCGAAACATCGAGTTCATTAGAGAACAGTTCCTTTACACGGTTGTCCGTCATAAAGATGTTTGCGGTCTGATTCTGTGCAAGGATAGCATTTCTGATAGAAACGTTCTGCTTCAGAAGGTTCATCGTAGCCTTGCTCATAAGCAGAATAGTAGGTCTTGTGCCTGTTTTTTCTTCAACTGCATCCTGTGCATCAGATACATCAACAAGCGGTGTGCTTTTGGCTGTGTCCGTCCAAAGTGACGTGCCTGAAAGTCCCGTGTAGTTGTTTGCGCTGTATGAGTTGTTCGGATCGTAGTTGTAGGTGTAGTTAGCACCGCCTGATACTGCGATTGAGATTGAAGGATGACCGTTCTCGTTTGCAAGAAGGCTCATTCTCATTCTCTCCGGCACAACTCTTGCGCTGTCTACAAGCGTTGTTGCATCGTCATAGATACGATCAAGGATTTCTTTTGCAAGGGGTGATCCCTCGATTGCTGTTTCGTAATCCTGAATATCCTGCTCTTTTACAAGCATAGCTTCCTTGAAGTAAGCCATCTCTGTATCAATGACTTCAAGCCCCTGACGTGAGCGAATAGGTGCTACTACGTCAAATGCTGAAGGTGCAAGTGAAACAGGAAGTCCTTTAGAAGTCTTAATCCATTTAAGAGTAAGACCTGACTTCTGCTTTGCCGGGAAGAATCCCTCACCAAGATAAGGGAGCCTGTTTGATGCTGCTTCGTTATATACGGCAGCAATTACGGATGAACCGAATACGTCTGTAAATCTACCCATGATCTAAACCCCCTTTCTTACTCGAACAGAACGACTTTGCTTGCAAGTGCCGTTCTGTCGGATGATGTTGCTGTGCTGTTTGCACCGTTAATTACTGCGGATGCAACGATTACTGATGTGTTCGGGTTGTCCTCATAGCAATCGTTAAGAGTGATACCGTAAACGTCTGAACCGTTACCGGCTGACTTCTTACCATCTTTTGTTACCGCTGATCCTGCGGCAAGTTTGCCGTTTGTAAATGCGGATGAATGTATCTCGATCTCTTTGAGATACTCTGCACCAAGTTTCCTTTTGAGAACTTCGGGTGTAGTCTCAATAGATACATTTGCATATCTCATATCTTTGTCCTCGCTTTCCTTATTTGTATGAATCAATAATGCTGACCGCTTCGGTTTCTGCTTTCTTTGAAGCGGCAACGCGATCAACTATATCTTTGCCGGGTGTCTCGTCCTCATCACCCTTGGTATCATCTGCCGCCGGAGTGCTATCTAGTGCCTGTTTTTGGAATGTGGCTACCGCCGCTTTCTCTCTGCTCTCGATGATCTTTCCAAGTTTTTCCGTGTTGAGTGATCCATCCTCGTCAAACAAACCGCTTGCATCTTCGCCAACAATGCCGATCTCCGCTAATGACTTCGCAAGTTGCATCTCTCTGACGGTTTTTGTGAGACTTTCTACTTGCTTCTGTGCATCCTCGGTCGCTTTATTAGCTCGCTCCAAGTCAGTCATGTTCGCACTGTTCATTTCCTCAATCTGCTTTTCAAGGTCTTTTACCTTGTCTGCTTCGGCTTTGTACTTTAAAGCCTTATCCTGCTCGGTCTTAACCTCTTTCATGGTGCGATTAAGGTAGTTCGTTACTTGCTCGTCCGTGGGTTCTTCAATTCCCAACTGGACTAAAAACTCTTTTGCTTCGTTCCTTGTCATGTTTTTACTTTCCCTTCTGCCTACGCTTGTTTAACGTGGGTTGCTCCACTCGGCTTTGCTATTTACGCATAGTTGCTATGTATCAAAAAAACGCCCCGAAGGACGTTTAGTTGCGTCACGGTATGCCCGAAGACATACCGCTTTTTAGGAGTGTTTAAAATGTATGAGCTATTCATAGGTGCAGACACACCTACAATTAACAAGGTTTTCGGCTGAACCATTGAGAAAATCATGTGGATAACGCATCATATCGTTACCCACTGAAAACATCTCATTTATCGGTATGCGCATCATATCCACTTCAACGTGCGCTTCTCTGACCTTTTCATCCCCTTCTGTTATCCATACCTTGTAATTCTTTCCGCTCTGCCTTGCTGTTTCATAGTCTGCATGGTTGTAAGCCGTGTTTGACTCGTTCTGTGCTATCAGTAAGGCTCTGTCTTTTGACAAGTAATACGGATCGTTCGGATGTCGGTTCGTAGTCTGTATGATATCGTCTACAAGTTTCGGTATATAGTCCGGCTCGTAGGGTATTCCTTCTTTGTCAAACGCTTCTGTCAGACGGTCGGTTAATGTTTGTCTGAATGGTTCGGCATTGAAGTTTTCTGCCTTTATATTAGAAAGAACATCCTTGACTACCTCTGATTCTTTGGTGTCAATGATGTTCCGTGTATCGTAATCAGGCTTTGACAGTATGTTGCCCGTCAGCCTATCTATGTATTCAGGCGTATGTTTCACACCTTCTTGCTCAAATGCTTCTTCTATACGGCTTTTTAACTCGTTGTGAGTGATATTTAAGTCCTGTGCATTGATTGCCGCAAATGTATAAAAGATAGCGTCATATAGAAGGTATGCAAAGTCACATCGCTGTTTCTTCTTGTCCTCGGACAGTTCCATTGTTGAAAAGAATCTTTTTAATTGATTCAGTTCGTCAAATTTCAGCATCCTCGACCTCAATTACTTCGTTCGGCTGTTCGCTAGGCAGTTCCGTAGGATAAAGCACCGCCATTCTTTCGGCTGACTCTATTGCCACTTGCTCTGGATCAGCAAAGAATCCAACGGACTTGATTGCCCTTTCAGGGTATATGCCGCTCTGTAAAAGGATTTGTAGTGTTTCTGCCTTTGTCAGCATATTATCCATCTTCGAACGGCTTATCTTGATCTCGATATCCGATACTTTTAAGGTTGTCTGTTTATCTACGGATAGTTTGTAAAGAAGAATCCGAAGGAATTGCTTTTCTGCCTTTTTGAATGACGGCTCGGACAGTTCTGCCCTTTTTTCACTGTCAAGATATCCGTTTCGGAGTGATACAGCACCTTGGGTGTCTCCCCCGGTGTTTCCTTCTCGGTTTGCGATACCCTGAATAACCAAAATCTTGTTAAAGAGGTCATCCATTGCCACTTGTGCCTGACTTTGGTTAAGTTCAGAACTCATTATGTCTACATCGGCTTTGTTTTCACCGTTGTTTGACTTGACAATGAAAGCACCCGTCTGTCGCAGCTCTTTGAACTTTTCGGCATCCATTTCGCAATTAATAAACTTAATAAAACTTTGCACAAACTGGGCTATTCCATCTGCTCGGTCAGAAGTCTGCTCATTGATAGCATCTGATAAGGAAATCGTAATTTCGATGTCCGATATACGGTTTTCATTGTTCGGATATTCGATAACAGGGATAGCCAAAAAGCCGTTTTTTCCACTCTCGACTATCTTGTTTCCTGATATTCTGTACCAAGAATCCCTTGTGTAGACAAAATAAAGGGTCTTATTCTTCTCATCCTTTATCTTTTGGAATGAGAAAGCCGGAATATTGTTCGGATAGTAGACAACTGCTGTGTTTCTAGGGTCAAGAACTTCAAGTCTGAAGTCTGTCTCGTCAAGCAGTGATGATCTTCCATCGTCATTTGCAATGAGTCTGTATGAAGTGCCGCAGATAGAACGCCATCTAGCAAGGCATATGTCCGAATACGCCTTATCCTCGTTCTCCATCAGCGTATTAAGGTCGGCTATTTCCTGCGATTTATGCTCGTCTGTTCCCCGAAGAACGTACTGTATCGGCTCACTTGCTATATCCGCAGTTTTCGTTTCAACAATAAAATAAGCCGTGTTCTGCACGACTTTGTTGTTGATTTCAGGTCTTGTTGTCTTTACCCGGTACAATACGGGCTGATTTCCAAGGTAATAGTTATACAGATAGTCTATTTCTTCAGCGTTCTGTGCAAAAGGCGTTAGTGCCTTGGATAATTCCTGACATATGTTATCAGCCGTTATCTTCATTGCGTTTGTGTATATCACTTTTCTGCCAAACGAGTTGTGACATACTATATTAAACGGCTTGCTGTTCTTTAAAATATCCTTCATGTTTGCTCCAAAGAAAAAAGGACGGATAACCCGCCTTTGACACTTCTACAATTTTACTATATATCAGATAACTCAACTAACGTCAACCAATTTTTTTGACTTTTATCCTAAATTGTCAGACTTTTTTAATTTTTTCAGAAATTTTAACGCCCGGTTGTTCTTCATATACACCGCTTCCGTTGAAATTAACCGCTTATGCTTGTCAGATAGTATCTCCGCAACTTCATCCATGCTCTTAAACTCGATATAGTGCATATAAACTATGTCCTGCCAATCGTCATTAGGCAACGTGAATATCTCCGTCTTGGCTCTCATCTTCTTGTCAGCAAAATCATCTATCAACCCGTCAAGTTCGTTTTCAGCAATGATGATCTTACACATCAGGTTCGCCAATCGGTCTTCTGATGAGTTTTGCACACGCTGATCCAACGGCACACTCAAAGACACCGCCGCCGCCCTTAATTCGTCTATTTTCTCCTGTTTGCGCCTAATAAGATCGTTAAGCTCCTTCAATTCTTCGTACATACTATACCTCATCTAAAAGGATTCATAATCACGTCAACTATGCCGTTTCGCTGTTTTTCATACATTCTCGCCACTTGCTTTAAGTTATCAATCGCATCATCGTGTTTGTTTTTGCCTATGGTTGTATAGATGAATACCTGATTTAAAGCTGTCTGATAATCATTCGACCTTGTGTACGTTGTATTCCTTGCCGTTCCATCAATGAACCATAAGTTTTGCTTTACCCAATCCGAATATCCGATGATAAGTTCTTCTTTGGTGAGTCCTCGACTACCTTTGCTACCTTCCGGCGCGGCAAATGATACCGCTTTGCAATGGTAATATCCGGCTTCATGTAATGCCCTTGTCAGTTCATCATCAAATACCCTACCGATACCGTTTCGCTCATAATGTACTTCGCTGATATCATGGGTTTTGATCTTTGCGACAAGCATCGGTATTGTTTTTCCCTTTGTTTCATTTGAGAAAACCCAATCAATGATGTACTTCTTTTGTGAAGTTTCAGCCAAAACAACCATTGATAGATAGTCACCGCCACCAACAGCAGGGTCAAGTATTCCGATAACCCTATTGATATTTTCGGTTATCTCTCCGCTAAAGTAGTTAAGTTCATTAGGATTTATCAGGATTCCTTCGCGTACAAACGGTGCTTGCTGATACTTCGCCATCCATTCAGGTTTATCCAATCTCTCGCGCATTTCACGGTAGTATGCCGTAGTAAATCCGTTGATAGGATAGTTAAAGTTGGACTCGTCATTGTCATTCAACGCCGGGATTTTGCGAAAACGATACAACGGATCATCCCCGTGTAACATTTCCATGCGATATAAAGGGTCGTAGACGTTCCACAACGTACCGACCATCAACTCACACGCACCGGGGAACAGAAATTCTATGTCAATATCAAATCCCAAATCAATTTCCTTCGGGTCTGGGTCAAATCCCGACTTACGGTCAACCATCTTGTTAAGATAGTCCTGATAGGTGTTCTCCATTCTCGAAGGTGACAAGGAATGATCTCTGTCTCGAACAATATCGTCAACGTACAGCACACCTTCCCAACTTATGTCGATTGCGCCAGTCCATGTCCCGTCTATACTACGGCAGGTAAGTGTTGAAAACCTATCCGCCTTGTCAAAATTGATTGTTGTGTACTCTGCCGATTTGTCATGTATAACTTTTCGTGCGTTTTCATGCCAAAACTTGTAAACTTGCTCAAATCTGTACTCGGCTGTGTCGCATACGTTTATGAGTTCGTCATAAAATTGCTTGGTCAATACACCTGAATGACCACCCATAGCACTATGACTATTCGGACGGCGCATAGCAAGCCAAGATAGACCGAATATGCAAATTGTTGATTTCCCGGTACGCGGCGGCTCTGATACTCCCAAAAACTTAATCTTTCGGTTAAACAAATCCTCTATGTCATGTGCTACCACCTGCAACGGATTCATTCTCGGAAGATAAAACCTCTTGTCCTGCGGTCTATCCTGCTCCATGAAGAACATATAGGCTTCAAAATCCCAAAATGACCGAAGCAGACAAAGATTGTAGAATCCATCAAGGAGATATGTGCCGCCGTATTCCTTTGTTTTGCGCTCCATATCCCATATATCCGCAAATCCTGCCGCTTTGACCGTTTTAGTCACTTTCCCTATCGCTTTTAAAGCTAAATCACGTCCGTAGCGGTATTCTTTCAACTCGAAAATAGCGTATGTACTAAACTTCACATACGCTTCTAGTGTCGCTTCATCCAAAAGCTCAACCTTATCTAGTTGTGCTACTAACTCCTTAAATTCTTTTATCTCGCCCATCCTAAACTCTTTTTGGAATTGTAAACCTCTATGTCTGCATACTGATCCCGTATGTCTATGTCATTTCTCCTGAACGGACACTCCCCATATGCCGGTACTTCCGTTAATGCCCTACACAACCCTTCATGGTTCGCAAAGCACTCCCTACTACACTTCCCTTCTCTTACCCACTTTCGCATCTTCTCTCCTTCTTATCGTGATATTTGTCTCCTGCTTGTCATCCCAAAACCGTACTTTTATCCCTTTTGCCCCAGACCGCCGCAGCATTTCCTCTGCAATTATCAAATAGCCTATTCGTTGCATCTTTTCACCGTGAAACTCTCGTTGATCGCATTGCCAAGAACACGCACGAACCTTTCATCGTTCGCCAAGTCCTCATACCCACAATGGTTCAATATCCCGTGCATCATTTCATGCACTATCGTTGCCACCTTCATTTCATCCGGCATATCCTTATTGACCTTTATCAGACATCCCTGATACTCTATCTGCCCGAAATGGCAATCTGAATCAAACTCGTCCTTTACCTCTACTACCTCATGGGGTACTCCGCATATTGTTACTTTCATCTTCTCTCCCTTCGCGTAAGCGAAAAATTTTTTTTGAAATTTTAGGGTTATTCCTAATTCTTGCTCCTTTTCTTGATATAACCCCGTAATTTTTGACACTTTTTCCTAATTATTGCTATTTTTTTACATAAATGTTGTAAACTACACGCCCATCTTCATACTCAACAAACCCTACTTCGTCACCCGTACTGACCTTTCCGCGCTTATTTATGATGATGTCTATGTTGTTTTTAACCGCCTTGATGCCGCGATCTTTCTTGAATCGCTTATAGTAGGACATATCCCCTATCTTGGACTTCCGTGACAGCCCCATCCTCGCCTTGCACTCCGTTGTTCCTATCTGACCGTTCACGTATTCATTCAGGGCTTTGTCGAGTTCTTCTACCTCTACGTTATGTGGTCTTCCCGATATCTCCTTGTTCTGATACTCGCTTATATGTCTACCGTTATGTGCCGCACAGTGACACCTATGACACAGCACTACTATATTGGATAGGTTATTCGTACCGCCCAACTTTAAAGGCACTACATGATGAAGCTCTATGCACTCATCGCTTCCGCAGTTATAACAGACCTTACCTAGCGTCTTTTCTGCCATTGAGCGCACTAATCCCCCGCTTGCCCATTCATCTCTTAACTTTTTGTACTCTCTGTCCTCTGTCATGGTCTTTTTGTTTTTTAAAAACTTTTGGGGGTAACCCGGCGAAGTTTGGCTGTTCTTATACACCCCTAGGGTATCTGCCAAGGATCACCCGCCCCAACTCTGAATATATTTGATAAAATATAGTTTATTCGTTAAAGAAAGCTTTGACGTCTAGATGTATATATACCGCAAACCCTTGATTTTACTGCGTTCTTTGCCATTTTTACCCGTGATTGTGGCTTGCTTTTTCACTCCGATTATCAATTATTGCTATCATTTGGGCGGTTCTATATTGTTTGCGATCCGCTTCAAGTCCTCAAATGATAGACTTTTCTTCACTGCCTCATGTGTAATTATGTTCTGCCGGTTGTATAGTAGTCCTGTTTCTATGTCATTATTTGCAAGTGTGAGTATTCCTAACGGGCTATTGTTTAACCTATTTTGGATATAGGTTTTTCGCGCTAATTGAAGTATGTCCTTCGCGCCGGTTACATACTTATCAATAGTTTCGAACTTATACCCAGTTAACCGCTCGAACCCGTATTGACTCGGTAGCGCGTTCCATGTCCCGCACACGGCTATATATACCTCTATCAATGCGCTTATGTTATCCTCTGTCAGTGCTATCCTACTCTTTGCTCCCCCGCTTCGCGTGTTTTCTTTATCCTTGAATAGATTGTTAAAAGCTACACGCAAGAATGCGTTTATTTGATTGCTGTCTGGTTTATCAGTCTGCATCTCCAAGCAGCATCCCCGGATTATTATGTTTATTTGCTGTATGTAATAGTCACTATCTATATACTCGATCACGCTGCCTACTTCTTCTTTATCCATGCTCTTTGCCCTTCCTTTTATTCTTGCTATACGTTCTATATCTTCCGTTGTCTATGGCTTCATATCATCTTGTATGTTTTGCCCGTGTGAATGTTCTGTATATTGTGTAAATAAAAAAGACGGGGTTTTGTTCCCGTCCTTTTCTGCTCCGATCATCTTTATATTGTTTCTATTCTGTCAACATCGCACACGTTAACAAGCCTGAATCCGTCCGCGCATAATATGCCGCCGTTTATTTCAATACTATTACATTCTAAAGTCGATCCATCATACATATATATTATCATTCTTTTTCGCTCCCTTCTTTAGTATCTGCCGCCTTTAACCTTGAAATGGTGTGTAATGTTTACATTTTCCGGGGCTTCTGCCACTAGCGTATAATATTCCCCGTTGATAATGATTGTTATGTCCTTAACTAGTTTCTGCGCTTCTCTTAATTGCTCCAAGGTTATGTTGTAATTGTATGTTGTAAAGTCCTGCATCCTTTGCCCCTCCCTTAAAATATTTCGGAGTTTCCGTTTTCTATGTGCGACATTCTCCAACTTTCGCATATTTCCGCCGCCCTTTTCTTAGTATCGCATAACATAGAAAACTTTATTATGTTTTTACCGCTCCAGCTTTGCAGCTTGCTCATTACGTTGTCGCACTCTACCGAAACAGGGCAAACAACCGTATAATATAAATTGTTGTCCGGGTTAACTGTATCTAATACAAAATATTTTTTTCTCATGTTCTGCCGCCTTTCCTAAAAGATATAGTATTTTATGCCGTAATTATCACGGAGTCTGCTGTTAAGCGGGGAAGTTATCGCACCGTATAATTTTTTTAATTGCTCGATTTTGTCAATTACTGCGTCAATGCTTTGTAACTGTTCCTCAATTTGCGCCGCTTCTTTAAGCATCCGCGCGCGGTTTTCATTCAATGAATTGTTAAATTGTTCCGCCTTTATTCGCTTTCCGTCGGGCATCTCGTCCGCTTTTATTGATAAAAGGGTGAAACAGTCGCCGCGCTCGTAGCGGTAAAAACTCAAATAATCTCCGCGTCTTTCAGTGCTTATATGTTGACCTGTTGCGGCTTGTATCGCTTCCGGGAGTCGCTTGTTATAGACTTTGCCATCAAAAGCGGCTACAACTTTTTTTATTTGCGGGATAAGTGCGGCGCACTCTCTCAAGGTGTCGACCCGTTCCCGCGTTTTTTTCTCTGCGTCTTGTCTTGTGTAATACATATTAGAACCCCCTTTTTATATTGCCTTGAGTGCTTCGGTCGGGTCGCTGTTAAAAATGAATGAGTGTGTATATCTTGAATAATACCCGCCTATGCTCCTGATCTTGTTATTAAGTGTTACATATTCCTCACGGCTTAATCTATCTAACCATTTGACAAGCCATATTTGCGCGCCGGTCTTGGTGTGCTTGCTTTCTTCGATTGCGTAGTGTTCGCCGCTTGTTTCTATTTCGGGCGTTGTGCTTTCGGTGTCCTTTGTCGTTGCGGGCGTTGTAGTCCGTTTTGCTATTCTTGCGACCTTCTCGACCTGCTTACAGTCGTTAGTCTGACAACCGAAGTAATAAAAGAACACATCAAAATAGTCAATCATTCCGTCACAGTCCTCATAATTGTATGAGTTGACGAGTGCGTCAACGTCATCAACTACCGCTTTGAAATACTCCGTAGGAACTGCAAAAAAGCTATAATTTGTTGTCTTTGTTAACATTTCATCGTATGCGGCTATAAATTCTTCATCAGTCCAAGAAGACTTATCCCAATAGCCATTAGATGACATTTTGCACATTAAGTCGTTGATCTCTTGCTTGTATGTGTCATATTCGTAGGGCTTGCCCGCATCCGCTCCAAAATCAATAGTTGTTACAATATGCTCCGTCAATCCGTCTCTGCGTAAGTCCTCGCCCGTTTTCCACATCTGCGCGGGGAACTCCTTAATTGATACATGCAACTCTTGACACATTGACGCGTAAGAAGTGCGGACGCTAAATTTACATGTTGGATATTTCTCTTTGACATAAGCGCGGACAATGGCGGCTATTTCTTTCAAGGTTAAGCGGCTATTGTAATTAGAACCCGCCCAACCATTAGCGGTGTAAAATCTTCTCGTTACACTTGCAGCTGTTTCGGTCTGTTCTTCCTCGGTCAGTTTTGCGGCGTCGCGTGTTTTCCAGATACGAAAAGCAGCTTCAAATTCTACATTGATTTCTTTCATTGTTTCAATGTTCCCGCCGTTGTCGGGGTGATTTGCTTTGATTAAGTTCCTATAAGTTTCTTTAAGTCCTGCGAATGATTTAATGTTATTAAAATACTTCATAGTTTGTTCTCCTTCCTATTTGTTAATTTGTTCTGCTTCGTAAACTTCCAACCCGCCGCGCTTCAACATTTCTGCATCTTCCGGCTCTAGTTCCATGATTCCAACTATTCTTCCATCATCCCATATCATGTATGTTTTCATGCTTTGCACCTCCTACCCGTCCATGTCCGCTTGCTTCTTGCCCTGTCTATCATGTACTGTCTGCTTACCTTTGCTGCTTTTTTCTGCTGTTCTGTCATTGTCTGCCGTCCTTCCTGTTTTGCTATGTTATAGGAACTTATATTCCACAACCCCCGGCGCGATAGCTCGTTTATTATGGTTTTATAGGATTTTTGATCCCGTTCCCTTGCTTCTTGACTGTATTATACTATGTACATAGTATGATTACAATGTACAATGTCACTAAACTATGTACTATGTTATTGTGTAATATGTACATTGTACATAGTTCCATAATCATATATAATGAAAGCAAACAAAAAACACAAAGGGGGTTCAGGTATGCAGGATTTAAAAAGTCTTCTTATAGAGTTGGATCAAGTCAACAAAAACTTGGACAGAATAAAAAATGATCCTTCATATATAGAAGAAAAGACAAAAGAAGTCTTTAAGAACAGACCAAAAAAAGACTATTCAAAAGACATAGCTGATATCATGGCAAGTCTTTAATAGTAAATAGAACATTGACAATTTAATATAGAAAAGAGGTGATTATACTTTGAATGAGACAGCAAAAGAAAAAAAGGCGGCTTATAATCTCCAATATAACAAGGATCACATAACACAAATAAAATTCTCTTTTAATAATGTGCATGATCTTGATATATTAGAACATTTGCAAAAGCAGCCAAACAAACAAGCGTATATAAAAAACCTTGTTAGAAAAGACATAAAAAAAGGGGGTGAAAAGATTGACTCTGAATGACGCTTTATCATTGTATAATATTCCTTATATCATCACGGAAACGATCAACGGCGGCGGGTTTACTTCTTATAGAATGACTCCCGCAGGATCATCAGCAACGCCGGAGCGATTGAAAAGCAAACTAAACGCCATAAACAGCGCGACCGGGTCAAAATATGAGATTGTAGACACTTCAAACGGGATCACAATCAGGACGCGCAACGGTGAAGCGGTATATGATTATTTTGACTACAACGGATATATTGACTATACAGATAGTAAAATCCCGTTCATAGTTGGTTTTAATCAGTCCGGGATCATACTTGACAATCTGGACGCGGCGCGGCATATGCTTATAGCCGGCACTACCGGCAGCGGTAAAAGCGTTTTTTTGCATGATCTTATAGTATCTTTTTGTTGCAATAGGAATTGTGACGTTTTCCTTGTTGACTGTAAAAAGGTAGAATTCTCTTTATATGACACTTGCGCTTGCGTAACGTCTGAAGTCTTCGGAAAAGAAAGCGCGGCACTTTACACCAACTATTTAATACAGACAATGGAAACGCGCTTCGGTGAAATGGCGGCGGCTGGAGTTAATGACTTTGAAACTTGGAAACGTTTACACCCTGAAGCAAAAAGGCAGATACTAGTTGTTGACGAGTTATCCGATCTAATTAGCAGCAAAGACGCGAAAAAAATTATCATCCCGCGCTTGCTCCGACTAGCTCAAAAAGGACGCGCGGCGGGCGTTCATGTGATATTAGCAACGCAACGCCCGGACAGCACGATCATTAATGGAACTTTAAAAGGTAACATCCCGACTCGGATCGCATTTAAGACCATTTCGCGCATTGATTCACAAATAATACTTGACAGAACAGGCGCAGAAACGCTAGCGGGAAACGGTGACGGGCTGTACATGAGAAGCAACGGATCATCACTTGAACGTGTCCAAGCTCCATTTATAAAAACTGATGATATAAGGAAACTTACAAAAAAAACCGCATAAAGTAAAGCCCCGGATTATTACATCCGGGGTTCTTTTTTTGCCCTATTTCACCGAACATATTTTCGAGAACATACGTTTTGTGAACATATGTTTTCTGATCTGCCGATTTTTTGACCTAAAATAACGCATGATTTTTTTGTTCGTTTTGGTCGAACATTAGTTCCCTGAAAAAAATTTTTTCGATTCCGGCGGCAGAAAAACCGATGATTTTGCGCTAGTACGCGACTTTTGGATTGAAAATCAGTTAGTACGCGACTTTTCAAGGGCTTCTCTCATTGCATCAAATACCATCTGCGCCCTACTGTGAGCCACCCATACATAAATAAAATCCTTATCATCAAAGCTCAATGAGTAGTTTAAGAACATACCCTGCCTTGCCACATACCGTTTCACAAGGAACTGTATCATCTTTTCAAGTAGTCTGTTTATCATCTTTGCTCTCCTTCCTTATCAGCCCGGTTTCAGGATCATAACCTTCGGGTCTACGATCATCCTGCCAATCCGTAAATTTTTCACGGCACTTCTCACTACTGTAATGGTAGAAGTAATATTGTACCGTGCTTACTGTTCTGCCTAGTTCTTTGGCTATATCTTTCCAATCCATGTGTTCTTCTTTGCGCATCTTATAGATTTTCTGCGCCATGTCCTTACGTTTGCCGCCGCGCCATATCACTTCTGGCTTTTTTACCTTCTCCGGCGGCTTATAATCATCACGCAATTTATAAAGGTCTGCGGTCTTAACGTACACCACCCAACCCCTGATGTTATAACCACCTTGCAGAAGTGTCTTAAAGCACTTAAATGCGTGTACCTTGCTTCCGTGCAACTGACTTATAAGGTGTTCCGCATCATCCCTATTCTCATAAAATCCGTACAAGTCATACCCACGTTCTGCGGCTGTACGTTCCTGCTGATTGTTGAATCCGAAAAAGCCTTGTGATCTCATTGTTACCCTTCCTTACTTTCCTGTGGTTTATATGGTTCGGGTAGTGGCATCCATGCCTCAACCTCTTCAAGCTCTCTCCAATAGTCTGCACCTGCCTCATAAGCCCATTCCCAACCATATTCTTTTGTATACCTTGCTTCTGGATAAACACCATATTTTGTAGAAGCTATCACACTTTCTCCTTCTTTCGGCGATCCCTCATCAATAGGAATCCACTTCCCAAATTTCTGATTTTGCTCTTCCTTTTTTTCTGCTATACAATCCTTCATCCTATATCTCCTTCATTCGCTGTCCGATCATTGCCACAACTCGGTTAAACACCGCCTGACCTTCTTCCTGCGTCATAAAATTCATGCTCATAAGGTAGCGGATATTCTTGACCGCCTGATTAACAAAACCTTGGGTTAGTACGTCAACTTTTAACCCCAAAGGCTCTAGTACGCGGTTTATATCCTCACCGTTTGCAAACTCTTGTAGGTTCATTCCCTTTCTCCCTTCATGGATTCTTGCTCTCAATGTTCCTGATGTACTCCTGCATCCTACTTATGATGCCGTTGTCCACCGAGAATCCTTCCGTTTTTGCCCTTGTCAGATACCATTTAGCCTTATCCAAGTCCTCTGATCCGTTCTTGTGCTTCCACCGCCAAATGTACTTGAAAGCATTTAGTACGCAAAAATCGTACACCGCTTCGTTTCCGAAAATCATTTCCATAGCTTCGATACATTCAAGAGAAGTTGAACTCTTGTAATGATCTGGGTTAATGTTGTCTTTTTCAGGTATTGTAATACTCTTTGCTTCTTTTTCGGGTATTCCGTAATTCATCCTCTTATCTCCTTGTAATAATCGCCTATATTGTTTGCCGTGTTCATCCATTGCCTTGTCATACGCCCAATGTACTGATCCTTAACACCGGGGGTATCTATGATCTCCTGCAACTTGTCAAGTACGTCAAGTGCTAGTGCCGCCCTTGTCATTGTGTCAACCAATTCTGGGGCAACTGTTTTGTCTAATAGTATCTCCCTGATCTTATCTGCACACTCCTTATGTGTCTGAATCGTTTTCATTCCTGCTCTCCCTTCTGATACGGTTCGGGTAACGGCATCCAAGCTATAACATCATCACTTGTTTGCTCGTAATCGTCAGAAAAAAATTTCCCAAACATAACATCCCCGCACATTATCGTTCCACCTCTATCGGGTAGCGAAAATAAATATCTGCCATCTTCGGGTATTCTCTCGCTAACGGGAATCCACCTATGCTTTTCAAGTTCCTTATGCAACCTCTCGCACTCTGCGGCTAGTGATTTCATCAGCATTTGTTCTTCAACTGTCATTGCCATCTTGATTCTCCCTTGATTCCGTCTTCTGACACCTATCTGCTATTACGGCTAGTGATTTTGATATATCCACTAACAAGACATTCTGTGCATACTGTAACGCTAGTTCACTCGGCATATTAAAATAATTATCGACTACATCTAATGATACCCGTATTGCATTATCTACACATTCCTCGTTTTCTTCTATTCTTCCCATTCCTCATTCTCCCTTAAAAACTTAATCGCATCCAGCTCGATCATGTCATCTGCTATATCATCTATAACCTTCTTCTCATACGGAGTAGCCACATATCGCATGGCATTAAGTACCATCATTTTTTCTTCGATCCTATTGAGTTTATTGCATCTGTTATTCCTGCACCTATTCCTACACCCGCTAGAAATGTAAGTGTAACCAAAACTATCATCCCCAGATTTTCTTTTATCCACATCGTCAAACAACCACCCCACAATCAAACATCCTGCTATTATTGCTGTTCCCACTACTATTATTGCTAGAATCCCTATTAATTTATCCATACTCGCCCCTTCCCTTTATATCTCTGATATTCCTGCCAATAATTCCGTGTTGATCTCTATCGTTTTACCGCATATCGGGCATTGTCTGCCATCGTATGTTGGTTTTATTTGTTCTGCCGTGTGTACCTTTGACAGATAATTGAATCCGTCTTTACATGGTGTATGCGCCCAAAATGTATCGTGTGTACCTTCACGGACTACCCATTTACATTTCATTCCGAATCTCCCTTCATATGGCGGTCGATAATCTGCAAAATCTCGGACTTTTTAACCATGCCATCAGTATACATGGCGTAAGGTTTTAAATCCGCTATCTCCTGCCGTATCGCATCTATCTTGCTACATTCAGCACAAGTGTTACCGTCAAACACACCTAATGGTTTACCGCATTTTTCACACGTTACTATTGCGTTCATTCCTTATCTCCCTTCATGTGTTGGTCGATAATATCAAGCACTTCTTCACGCTCAACCATATCGCCGCTATGCCAATATGATGGGTTTGCATTTGAAAGTAATTCTATCTCTGCCCGTATCTGATCAAGCACATTCTCGTTATCAAGTGCCTTGCAAATTCGGTCGCAATCCTTGTCTGTGATTATTCCCTTGTACCGCAAGCCTTTTATCTTAACTCTTAAACTATGTGGCATTTACTTACCGCCTTTCTGATATGGTGCGTTCCATAAGTTTTTATCAATAGTGTAATAACTGGCAGTTTCGCATATTGGTTCTTTACACGCTAACATACAAAACACTTCTCCTACTGTTGCATTGTCGGGTATAGGTGTGCCGTTTGCTATTGCTCTCATAGCGTTCCATTCGTCATTGGAATCCTCGCTCCCGTACTTTGCGTGTCTGTATATTTCATCAGGTATATCAATTATCAGTTTCATTCCTTATCCCCCTTGTATTTGTCGATAATATCAAGTGCCATTTCGACAACTTCATCATTCTTGATAAAATCAAGTTTGGGATGATAGTGTAGATGTTCTATCTCATTCCTTAACTGTTCTAGCGGTATACCATTTGCTATCGAATCTAAATGACACTTCACGTCAATAAATTCATTTTTAACAAGTCCGTTATAAGCTTCATTGGGTATATCAATTATCAGTTTCATTTATTCCTCACTTTCCTGTGGCTCAACCATCTTTGCACCGCAATACCAAACAATCCAATATTTATTGCCCTTATAAATGCTCCATTGAGTCTGACCATCTACTTTATCTCTAAACTCACAAGCCTTATCATAATCATTAAACTCTTTACACAACATCATTTAAGATTTCTCCTTTTCTCTTTCCTGTATCGTTTAGAGTGTTTCTCCAAAATTTTATACAAAGCTATTTCATTTATCTGTTTCTGTCCTAAAGGGTCTACAACATACCAATCTTCACCCAAGAGATAATCAATGATAAACTGTCTAAACTCTGCATCCGACACACCAACGCCGAACATATTGTCCTTATCTTCACGATTTTTATATCGTTCGTCCATAAACTCTGTTAATGTCATTCTTTATCCTCACTTTCTGCTTTGTCGCATATAACACATTCTGCGTGTACTTCTCCATCGTTGTAATAACAATCCTTACACGCATCTTTCTCACTTTCCTGTGGCTCATACGGCTCTGGTAATGGCATCCATGCGATCACCTTACTGTACTGTGGTAGGTCAAAGATATTCCAATGTGGTTTAGTCTTAAGGTATGTCCAAAAAGGATTAACATCTGTCCATCTGCATTGACACATATAAGGTTCACCATCTGTTTGAATCAGATATGTGCCTAACTCTTTCGGTGGCTCACTAACAGGAATCCACTTCCCCGACTTCTGCTTTATCATCTTACCGTATCTTGCTCCGCACTCACGGCAACGGTCAGCAAACTCTGTTACTGATTCCGACTTCGGCGTGACGGGCGGTAACTGACATATTATTCTTGAATATTCCTCAAAATCCTTTGCACTATCGGCATAACCACTTGCGACATAATCAGCCATTTTTTCAAGTGCCATATCACGGCTTACCACGTCATCACACAGCTCTTGTGCTTCACTATTCGTTACCGCTTGTTCCCATTGGCAAGTAGGTTCTTCGCACCATATACCGTCCTTATTTATCCGTGTATGTTTGCAAGTCCTACAACAATAACCGCCTTCTTGCGATAGTGCCTTTTCTATCTCCTTGACCGCCCACGCATCCGCTCTTGTCTTTATGTGTAATATTGCTCTCTCTAAATCTGTCATTCTTCTGCACCTCGCATTTCTGCCAATACTTCGGCTCTTAATTCCTTTACCGCCCGTCTTGCCTGCTCTAATGTCATTTTGTCACTAGGTATGTCACGCCAATCATCCTGCTTCTGCTTGTCCTCATACTCTTTGATCTTGGCAAGAGTTTCCTCGGGTATGTAATTGTGGGTTATGTTATACACGTCATAACTACCGAATAACTTTCGCAACATTTTAATCGAATAACCGCCTTTGTCTTCGTTCTCCATTACCTTCTTAATAACTTCCCACATATCGTTAAGACCTCTGTCATAAGCCTTTTCCTCTGCTTCTTCCGTGTCGGTAAAAGGTGTGTCTGCTTTTCCGTCCTCATAACCCTGTTGATAACCTTTATCAAATGCGTCATGTATAATTACCATAGCTGTTTCTCCGCAAGTTAATAACACACTATAATCTTTCATACTCTCTCTCCTTCAAACATACTGATTTGACCGGGTACTCATTTGCTACCCTTCTTCCATACTGTCGCTATATCGTATAAGTCCTCTTGCCCTGATGTATGCCTATCAAGCACTATCCCTTGCCCTAGTGACGTTTCAACTATCGTGTACCTTGTCACTGATGGATGACTTGCTACGATAACCCACTGTCCGAACATCTTAACCCCGTCATCCCTTATCCAATATTCACACGGGATTACTTCTTGTGCGTTCGCTACAACCTTATCCATCGGCAAGTCATACCAAGTCTCGGTGTGATTGCCGTATGTGATCCGTCCTAATGCGGCTGTCAGTATCAATGCTGTTAAAAGTGTTCTGTTTCTCATATATCCCCTTTTTCTATCCTCTCAAACTCGATAACCCATACATAAGGGTTTGCATCCCAACCATATTTTTCAATTTCCTGCTTCTTAATTGTGGAATCCCAAAGTTGCTTAAACCTCATTCTCCTATACAAGCCACTATTATCAGTTTCCCATGTAACCCCTTCTTCTCCGGCTTGTTTAGGTGTTATATCCTGCAACCGCTCAACTCTCACATTGGTTACTTTCAGCCATATACGAGCGGCTTCTTTCGGCATATGAATTGAAGGTTTCCATTTGAAACCATATACCTTATCCCAATATCGCCCTTCTTCCGAAGCCTTATATTTATATACAAAACCACCTTCTGAACTTGCACCCGGTATTCTTTTCCACGTTTCTCGGACATACAGAATATCGCCTATCTTATAAGGTGCAAAATCCTCAATCTCGTACCAATCCCCGTCTTTATCGTGGCATCCGCAGATTGTTCCGTCTGTATCAAAATCACAACAAAGCAGTAAATCCCTTTTAATAATTCTCCTTGTAACGGTCTTTCTCCCGTCAAGGATAGCTTTTACCATTTCTGTGTTGAATAAAATCGGTTTTGTACTCATCCTTTATCTCCCTTGCCTTACTTAAACCTCTGTTTCAAAGAAAAGTTCATTGTTCCGTACTTTGAATACTTCAAGTATTCCTTTGCATACCCTATAAGTGCGGAAAGTAGGGTTTTGTATTCGTATTCGCGTGGGTTTCCCTGACAACACACAGTTACCAAAAACACATAGTTCTTTTTCTTTCGCTTTGGCTTGTTTCGTATATATCTGACTAACTCATTCATCCACCAACCCACGTTATACATCACAAACGATATGACAAATATTTTCCAATCCACTTTATGATCTCCCTTCGGCTATGTCTTTTAGTTTCATGTTGTTGTCCTCTCTATCAGTTCTTCTCTCTGGGTCTGATTTAGTTCGTGTCTATCAAATACTGCCTTATAAATCTGTTTGCGTACTGTGGGTGTATCTCTGACCTTGCAACTTGCCTGTCTTTCCCCGTATTGCCCTTTGTGATATAATCGCACTTCCTTTGTTCCACCCAAGTAATAGGCTCAAATACCAGGTTCTGTTTTGGTGTTCTTCCAATAAACCAATATTGCGTTGGCTTTTTCATATAATCGCCATTCTCACGCCTGTCGTGGTCTACTATCTTTGGTTTCAAGCACCAATAGGTTGTTAGATAATGAGGTGGCGTATATGGATTTTCAATAACAAGCTGCAAGTTTCGATCAATAGCAATTAAAGCCATTTTTGTAAGCAACATATAATTTCTGTGTAATTCCGTATGAAGTTTCATATCAACTTCAAGTTTCTGCTTGTCTGTATATTTAGCCATTTGAAACGCCTCTCCACGGAACGTTAAAGGTATTTTTGCTTCAAACCTTGTGCAGGGGAAAAATGCAAGTATCAAATCATTCGGTTTTATGTTGTCAAATATACTCGGCTTATCCTCATATCCCTTTTCAATCTCGGCAAAAAGATCAATCTGGAAGTCCGTCTGTCCGTAATCGTTAAGTATGTCATAATCAAACGCTTGTATGCCTAACTTGATAAACTCATTCTTAAACGTGCCTGATTGCTCAAAAAGGCAATGTGCCGTGGTCGGTCGGTCGGTCGGTCGGTCGGTCGGTCGGTCGGTCGGTCGGTCGGTCAAGGATTCCGCATCTATATTCATGCTGTCAAGTTC